GTCCAGATAGGTTGAGTGAATCCACTCAACAAAAGGAAGCTTCTCCATCTCAAAAGCCCAAAAATCGGAAACGGGGTTAAAGTCAAGAAAAGTACATTTTCTGGTACGCACATCCAGTTCGTCGAATGCTTCTTTGGTTACGTTATTACACTCATTAATAAAAAGGATGTCCCTCCTCCCACCCCGCAATTTACTCGAATCATCGGCGGAAAAGAATTCTATCTCTGCGTTTTCAAACTCATAAATAAAACTCGATTTGTTGAATTTTTCATGATTAAACGTGCTCCCCATTATCATCTCAAAAGTTCTAAAAGAACCTCTCCGGATATGCGGGAAAGATTCAGCCACCACAGAAATAAGAATTTTGGTTTTAGAGTGTCGCGCAATAAGAACAAGCAACTGCATTATACTATGAGTTTTTCCGCTGGAAGTTCCACCACAATTAATTATCGCACGCTTTCCGGCGTCATAAGCGAGGAGGTTTTTTTCAAATACGGTTGTCGTTATTATTTCCTGCATACCTTATTTTCTCTATCCATTTGAGCAATCTTTCCGAAGAAAATTCCCTTTTTGCATGATTGCATATTCCGCAACAAGGGACCACGTTATCAAGAGTATATCCCTTTGAAGAATCCACTCGATCCAATCCATTATAAACATATTTGGTGTATTGCCTGTTTTCTTCTGTGCTTTTGCGTTGGACGCATTCCTGATATGGTTCACTTCCACAATAAAAACATTTGCTCGAAGTGAGCATTTTAAAAGTTAATTCTGGAATTGAAAACTCAACCCTCCTGATTCTTGCCCTACGAATATAATTTTGGAGAAGATTTTTGAATCCGATTTCCCCAGGATCATGAAGAAAACGCCTGGCTTTATTTTTCTTTACAGCAAGGCACCCACAGCTTGTGGCTTCATACAATCGCCTAGCCCGATTTAAAAAATTGCCGGAGTGCCGCGGGTGGGCGGCTTTCGGGAGCTACCCTATCCGGCAATAATTTTTGTAAGAGCTTCTTTCGCTTTTGGGCTTGTAACGGAAATGTTTACGCTTATCGGCTGTCCGTCCGCTCCACTGATTTCATTTTTGTTCGGGACCTTTCCTTCTACCCGGTCAAGGTACTCTTGGAGATATCGAAAATCGCGGGAAGTTTTTGCCAGGTCGGACAGGCGCTTAAAAACAATAACCGGATCGTTCGGGCAGGTTTCCTTGATCCATTGGCGGAATTTGAATAATTCGCGGGCTTTCTTGGACTGCCCACCCGGGTTGTGCGTTTCCCCTTTTTTGCATGGCTTTAGATATTTGTTTTGTGGTCGCGGTTTTCTTTGCTGAATACTTTGCTCATTCATCCACGACCTCCACCAGCACATGTAAACGCTTCCCTTGCAGGTCCACCATGGCCTTGGAAGGCAATTGCGGTTGCAATAGGCGGAATAAAGGCATGGAACTCCACGACCTTTAAGGCTTACTGCTTCGTTCCCATACCCTTAAATTATTCAAAAAATCTCATATTGTCAAATAATTTATCAGTTGCCCGGTTTTTATAATTAAAAAGCAAAAAAAGACTTGACTTTTCAATCAGAATACTATATATTATTATCATAAACAATTAACACGGGAGGGGAGAATGAAAGGAAACCTGCATGTTGTTCGGGGGGTAGAATCAAAGCTTACAATCCCGGCTCACTTGGTTGATATCCATTCCGATGGGGTAATCTGGGTAAAAAATAGCGGGCCAATTTTGGGTATCACTGACCCGGTTATCAAAACAAAAGCCCGTGAATCCTTGAAAATGAAGAGATATCAAGAAATTCCTGCGGATGCTTGGACGCGACTTGGTGATAACACAAACGGGCTCTGGGCCGGGGACGATGATGCTTTTTCGAAGCACCCCGCGCACCTCGCGGAGAAAGCGGCGGCAAAAGCCAGGGCGGAGGAAGATAAATTTCAGATTCAAATCCACCTTTCCACGCGGGGCTGGGGTGATTACTCCTCCGTGGAATGGTCCGGGGATTCGCGCAGGCCGGATTCGGAAATCATTGCCGAATGCCGGAAAAAAATTGCTGGATCGAATGATGTGGACCATCCGAATATTACGGACGCAGAAATTATTGAGAGTCTCACCAAAGCCCGCGCAAAAATCGGCAAGCCGAAAATCACTCTCATGGAGCCCCGCGATCCGAATTTGTGTCAATATTGCGGATCATATTGTGATGGTGATTGCGGTGGAAAGCCGGGTGACGAAACCGAGGAAGAGCGCGACCGCAAGCAAGCGATCCGCGAAGCGAATTATGGTATCAACGATTAACCCAAAAAAGGAGAAAGAGCGATGCGTAGCACAATCGTAATTTCGAAGCGCGGCAATTCATATTTTGCCGACGTTTCGGGGAAATTCGGTGGAGGATATTCCGGGGCGAATGCCGGAAGCAATGTGGAAGAGGCGGCGGAGTTTGCATCCAAGGAAATGATCCGGTACGGTCGGAGCAACAAAGAGGGGGCCGACCTTGTTGCTCCCAAAGAGGTTTTATCGCTGGTTCCCGAGTGTCTGCAATCTATTCCGGATGCATCCATGCCCATCGGCCGACCACCCGTGGGTGACGCGGTTCTCCCGGCGATCACGGTGCCGGAGGACATTAGGGAAGGGTTGCAAGCAGAGACGATTAAGCGCGGGATGACCGTGCCGGAATTGAGGCGGGAGTTTTATAAAAAAGGGTTGTCGCTCGGGATTTAACGAATCGAGTCAGTAAAGGGGCCGGGAAACTGGCCCTTTTTCTATTTCAGTTTTAGATATTCAAGAAACGCATCCACGGCCAGGGGATCCACGTTGGAGGCGTACCGTAGGATCGTTTTACTACACTTTTTGACCCGTGGAGGGGTATTTTCATCAGGCCCCTATTTTTTCGATATTGCGTTTTTAGCTTAATTTTCAATTTAACATCCCGACTGTAGTAAGAGTGTAGTAAATCTCCTTCATAGACGATTTACTACACTCTTACTACACAAAAAGACAGCTATCTTTATATTTTTTAATGAGTTAAGTAATTTGTAGTAAAATTTCCCCAAAACAACATACATATAGAAAATAAATACACACATATATATTTTTAAAAACACTCTATACGTATGTCATATATACATATCACTACAAAAATTATATATATATATATATCATGGTGTTAGCTGTCAAAAATCCGTAGTTTTCCCGTATGAATTCCGTAGGAAGTGTAGTAAATCAAAAAGAGACGTTTTTTTTCCTCTTGACTTTCATTTTTTAAAAAATTATTTCTTGAAATATGTGGCGAATGAAACCCGTTTTAAATTTTCTCTGCGCGGTCGGAGCAAATCCGTTTAGCGCGTACTCTGCGCCACAGGTGCGCGCACGCGCGGAGAATTTTTTATGTGGCGTAAATGATAACCTTTCTTAAAAATTTTTCAGGCGTAAAAAAAACCGCGACAGGCTGGCAGTCGAAATGCCCGGCCCACGAGGACAAGACCCCCTCCCTCTCCATCACTCAGGCGGAAAATAAAATTCTGCTGCATTGTCATTCTGGCTGTACTGTTCAGGAAATTGTCTCGGCCGCAGGGCTGAAAATGTCGGACCTTTTTTTCGGTGAACCCAAAAAACCAAAACAGGTCGCAGAGTACAAATACACCGACGCAACAGGAAAACATCTTTATTCCGTCATCCGATACCACCCTAAGAATTTCCGCCAGCGGGCCGCGGATGGCTCTTGGAGCGTCAAAGGCATCCTACAGGTGACCTACCACCTCCCAAGGGTTATTGATGCTATAGCGAAAAAAGAAACGGTTTATATTGTTGAAGGAGAAAAAGACGTTCACTCTATAGAGGCACTTGGACTTTGCGCAACGACCAACGCCGGGGGCGCGGGGAAGTGGAAGTTAGAATTATCGAAATACCTGGCCGATGCGGCCGAAATAATAATCCTCCCGGATAATGACGAGGCCGGCCGAGCCCATGCGCTAAAAATCAAAAAAAGCCTTCCGAATGCAAAAATTCTCACTCTGCCCGATCTTCCGGATAAGGGCGACGTTTCTGATTGGATTGCCTCAGGTGGAACGTCGGAAAAATTAAAAAACCTTCCGACGTGCGAAACTATAACCCATCAAAAAAAATCTCTTCAGGTTTTCCGATGCCTGGGATACAATCACGGCGTTTATTATTATTTCCCGGAGGGTTCAAAACAGGTTGCGGCAATTTCAGGCGGGAATCATACAAAATCAAATCTTTTAACCCTTGCTCCGCTTGATTATTGGCAGGCGCTTTACTCATACAACGACCGAATTTCGTGGGACCGGGCCGCATCTGACGTGATGAGGCAATGCGAGGCCTGTGGTGTTTATTCGATATCCAGGCATCGAGGTCGCGGGGGATGGTTCGATGAGGGGCGCTCAATTATTCACCTTGGAGACCAAATTCTTGTTGATGGGTCCCTGATGTCCGAGGTTCCTAATAGTTATTACATCTACGAGGCCGGGGACCGTATCGTTCACGACAACAGCAATCCGTTAAAAAAAGAAGAGGCCATTAAGTTCCAAAAAATTATTGATTCTTTGTTCTGGAAAAAAACCATCTATGCAAAAATGTTATCTGGTTGGTGTGTTGTCGCCCCAATATGTGGGTCGCTCGAATATCGGCCCAACGTCTGGCTGACCGGAGAATCGGGGTCTGGAAAATCTTTCATTACCGATTCAATCGTAAAGCCATGCGTAAAATCATTTGTAAAATATTTTCAATCGAACACGACCGAGGCCGGGATCCGACAAACCCTACGGACCGATGCGCTACCGATCATAATAGACGAATTTGAGGGAGAGGACGAAACCGCGAGAATCCGGGTTCAAAAAACCCTTGAGCTTGCTCGGCAATCGTTTTCCGAATCGGACGGCAAAATTGTAATGGGAAGCTCGAGCGGGCGTGCGGTAGAATACCAAATACGCAGCACTTTTTTTCTTTCGAGTATTGGGGTAACCCTAGCCAGACATGCCGACGAAACGAGAACCGTGGTTTTGAATTTAGATATCCCGTCTGACCGGGAGGGAGAGACTAAAGAGCAACATTTTGAAAAACTGAGAAAAACCGTCGCTGAAACGATTACAGATAAATGGTGTATCTGTTTTCGGGCCAGAACATTTTCGATGATAAAAACGATTCGAGCGAACGCGGAAATTTTTTCTGTCGCGCTGGCCAGTAAAATTGGCAGTCGCCGCGCGGGCGACCAGGCCGGGACCCTGCTTGCCGGCGCGTACTCCCTGACCTCTGATAAAATAATAACGAAAGAGTTTGCGGAAAAATGGATTGATGAAAAGGATTGGGAGGATTTAAAAGATGTTATTTCTAGGACGGACGAAACGGAATGTCTTAATGTAATTCTTCAGCACCTTGATAAAACCAGCCACGGGGACGACTACACGGTCGCAGAGCTTATAAAAAAATGCAGCAGCGATTTGGATCCTTTTTCCGATAGCAGCGAGGTACGTTTGCGACGGCTTGGTATCCGGGTGATAGATAAAACCATGTATGTCTCGGATTCGTATTCGGCTTTAAAACGAATATTGTCCAGAACGCCATACGAAAGAAATTGGGGTAGGACATTAAAGCGAATTAAGGGAGCAAAAAATAAAAAATCGATTCGGTTTGTTTCCGGTGCTCCGCCCGGATCGGCAACAGAAATACCGCTCAGTGTGATTGAGAGTTACCCGGAAACGTGGGACGAATAAAAAGGAGGATGATGTGGTAAAATTACCGTACGATTCGACGTCTATGGACGAGGTAACATTAGAGTGTCCGATGTGCCATGAGGGATATTTGCATCATGGAAAAATTGAAATTTACGATCGAAGTGAAGACGAAAAAAGCGGTCTTCTTGTGATATGTGAAAATAAAACAGCCGAGATAAAAACAAATTTAGAAGGAAATCCCAGCGCAAGAAGGCATGGAGTTAGGGTTTGGTTTTATTGTGAAAATTGTGGGAATAAAGAATTCAGCTTAATTTTGGCTCAGCATAAAGGAAATACTTTTTTGTGTTGGGAAAATTAATTATGAATCCCTACATTCAGGCCTTTTCCTCCGCTCTCGCCTCCATCAACTCTTTTTGGGTTCCCGGTACGGACATTTCCATTCTCAAACCCCTGGAATCCAGGATCGAGGTGGCCTGGCTCCAAGGCAAGCCGGTCGCGATATTCAAAATTCTCTGCACACAATACGTTGTGGAAATAAAAAAAATCATACAGAGGGGGGCCGTATGATAGCAGTGAAGCAATGTACTTGCGGAGTAGTTCTCGGCTTTGCCCTGTGGCCGGGGTGGAAACGCCTTTGGTGTGTAACGCACGGGCTTTGCCTAAAGTGCCAGGTGGAGGAATGGAAAAAGATAGTCAAAAATCAAAACCTCACTATTGCCGGACTGCGCTCGTATGTTGCGCAGATTTTTGATTTAAGCCAAAGGAAAAACTGATGAAAAAAACTCTTTTAATCCGCGGGTCTATTGGACTTCATGGCGACGTGGTTGTGATTGATTTGATTTTCGCCGGAAGGAAAGACGGTGACGACCACCAGGTTCTAAAAAGCACTCGCAAAAAATGGAAGAAGGATTTTTACAGTTTACTGGCGGACGCGGAAAAGGGGACGGCTTAATGGTATTGCGGGATTATCAGCGGGATATTGTCGCGCGTGGGTTGGATATCTTAAAAACCCGTGGAATCCTTTACCTTTGTATGGAAGTAAGGACAGGGAAAACCCTCACGGCCCTGCATATTGCCTACATCGTCGCGCCCCGCGTTCTTTTTGTTACGAAAAAAAAAGCCATTGGCGGAATAGAAAAAGACATTGCCGCAAGCGGGTTGAAGTTCGCTTCCCTTGTTGTTACGAATTATGAGCAGGTAAAAAAATTAAGTCCGAGAGATTTTGATTTGGTGATCGCGGACGAAAGCCACCAAATGAAAGCGTTTCCTCTCCCGTCGCTTCGTACTCGGGACATGCAAAGGATTGCCTATCGAAAGCCAATAATTTTTCTCTCCGGCACGGCGGCGCCTGAGTCCTACGCTGAATTATATCATCAGTTTTGGATATCAGAACGGTCCCCGTGGTCCGGCTTCCGGAATTTTTACGATTGGGCAAAATCTGGATACGTCAATATCAAAGAGGTCAAGCGCGGAAATTTTATAATCAACGACTATTCCGCTGCGGATGGCCCCCGGATTCTCCGGGAAACAGAGCCGCACATGATTTCTTTTTCCCAGCAAGAGGCTGGTTTTCGATGCGAGGTAAAGGAATTTTTTCATAGGGTAGAAATTCCAAAATTGCCGGAAATGATAAAGGCGTTGGACCGGGATAAAATCATAAATATTCAAGGGCGCCCGGTCTTGGGCGACAATCCGGCAAAACTCCTGACCAAGATGCACCAGCTTTGCGGCGGGACGATCATCACGGAGCAGGGGACGCTAATTTTTTCCAAGGCGAAGGCGGAGTTCATAAAAGAAAAATTTCGAGGTCGCAGGATTGCAATCTTTTATAAATTCATGGCCGAATACAACCTTTTGGCGGGCATGTTCCCCAATCATACATTGGACCCCGTGGAGTTCGAAGCCCGCAAGTCGGACGTTTTTCTTTCTCAAATCATTTCCGGCCGGGAAGGGATAACCCTTGCATCAGCGGATGCAATCGTGATGTACGCTATGGATTTTGCCGCCACGTCATATTTCCAAAGCCGGGCGCGGTTGCAAACATTGGCCCGGACCACGCCCGCCGAGGTTCATTGGATACTCGCTGCTGGAGGGATCGAACCAGCGATCTATAAGGCGGTATCGGCAAAGAAGGATTTTTCATTGAGCTTTTACAAACGACATTCCGGCAAACCGCAACTGGAGTTATCCCTGTGAAAATTTCCGAATCCGCCCTGCAATCAAAACTGGTTGCTTTTCTTAAGGAAAAGAAAATCTACCATGTAAAAATCATTATGGCCGGGTCGGCGGGACATCCGGATTATTTGTTATGTGCATCCGGGCGCTTCCTCGCAGTAGAATGCAAATCCGAATCTGGCCGCCAATCCCCAATCCAGGCGTACAGGGAAAAAGAGATCAAGGAGAGCGGCGGGGAATACGTACTATTAACCCCTGGGACTTTCGATGAGTTTAAGAAACGATTTTAAAAAAGACACCTTTACCCGCGCATTTGCGGAATACCGTTTTCAGGAGTTGCTTGACAAAATGCAAAGCATTCCGGCGACCGTCGAGCAGTGCAGGGAACTCCGGGAACTGGCGGAAAGAAAATTATGGGAAGCGAAAAAAAACCTTGACAATCCATAATTAACTAATATAGATTAGGAAATATATATGAAAATCACCATTTACAGATGCCCTTTTTGCCATCACGAATGGCAGCCCCGAAAAAAAACCGTTTTATGCCCGGCATGTCATAGGAGGTTCGTGCCCGACGGCAACAACACTTTGATTCTTTCCACGGAGAAAAACAATGGAGTTAATGACAAACTCATCAAAGGGGTGTTACGGCGAGTGCCCCCGCAAATTTCTGTACATGCAGGAAAAAGGCTACCGGCCCGTAAAGGGGGCCGAAAGCCTGTCGTTCGGAACCCTGGTGCATGAGTGCCTTGCGGCGTACTTTTCCGGGACGCAAGAAAAGATCCCCGGAATAATCGCCAAAGAGCCGGATCAGTACCGACAAGTAATCGCCCGGGAGCTTGTGGACGGCTATATGCTCCGTTGGCCCCTGGACCGTTCGGCTGTATTGGCTGTCGAGGCCGAGTTTACCCTGCCGATGGTCAACCCGCGCACGTCGGCCTATTCCCGTACCTGGGAACTGGCCGGCAAAATCGACGCGATCATCCAGACCGATAAAGGTGTTGCGGTCGTAGAGCACAAGACGACCGTAGAGGACATATCGGTCCCGGAATCCCCTTACTTCCTCAAACTCGTAATTGACCCGCAAATTACCGGGTACTGCCTTGGGGCCGAAAAACTCGGCCACAAACCGACGCACATCCTTTATGACGTGATCGGAAAGCCCGGGATCCGGCCCCTGCGGGCCACACCGGAGGACAAGCGGAAATATACCAAGGACGGCCGCCTTTACGCGAACCAACGGGACCGGGACGAGACGCCGGAGGAGTATGGGGACCGGTTGCGGGTCGATATCGCGGAAAACCAGGCGTCCTATTTCCAGCGCAAGGAAATAGTGCGGAACGAGATGGATATTATCGAGTATTTGGAGGATTGCTGGTCGGTGGGAAAATTCATAATGGAGAGCCGGAATGAAAACTTCTGGCCACGCCGGGCCGCGCAGTGCTTCAATTACGGGCAATGCCAGTTTTACCAGGTATGCGCTGGCATGGCGAGCCTGGAGGATGAGTCACTGTACCGGAAAGCCACAAAACCCAATGAAGAATTGGAGGTTTTTTAATGAATCTCAAAGAGCTTGTTAAAAAGGGGCAAGAGCAACTTCCGCCACGCATCTTAATGGTCGGGGTCGAATCCGTAGGTAAGAGCACGTGGGGCAACCGGACCCCCTCCCCGCTGTTTGTTTGCTCGGAAAACGGCCTTGTCGGCCCGGAGTTCGCAGCCACCCCGAACGTCGCGCCAAAAACATGGGGCGAGACCATCGCGGTCGTCGATTCGCTCCTTACCGAGGAGCACCAATACAAAACCCTGGTGTTTGATACGGTCGATTGGATGGAGCCCCTCCTGCAAGCCCACGTGTGCCGTAGGGACGGCAAGGCGGACATTGAGGCATACGGATATGGGAAAGGCTATGTGGTCGCAGGGATTGAGTGGCGGGCCTTCCTTGGTCGCCTGGAAACTCTCCGGGCAAAGAAAAAAATGGTCATCCTGTTCCTGGCGCATTGCCAAATCAAAACATTCTCGAACCCGGTTGGGGACAATTACGACCGGTATCAGACCAAAATGAGCAAAGAGGTTTCGGCCTTAACGCGGGAGTGGTGCGATGCGGTCCTGTTCGCGACCTTCGAGCAGTTTGTAAACAAGGACGGCGGGAAGGGGAAAGCGGTCTCGTCCGGCAACCGGGTCATGTACACAACGCACAACCCGGCATGGGACGCGAAGAACCGGTACGCGCTGCCGGAAAAACTCCCGTTGGATTGGGATACCCTGTCGGAGTCGATCAAGGGCGGGGCGCCCAAAGCCGCGGACGTTATCGCCGAGATTATGGGTATTATTGAAACGTCATCGGCGTTCACGGACGATGATAAGTCGAAGGTAAAGACCGCGATTGAAAAAAACAAATTAAACCCGAACGCGCTGGCGCAAATCCTGAACAAGTGCCGCGTAAAAGGAGGAAAGTAACATGGAAGGGACATTCAACGCAAAAGTCAAAGAGCATTTTGTTACGGAAGTCGGCGAAAAACAGACCCCGGCGGTCCGGATTATATTCGTGATGGAAGAGCCTGTGCAGGAGATTTCCCATAACCTGTGGCTCACCGAAGGGGCTTTCCCGTACACCATGAAAACCCTGACAGAGGTTTTGGGCTGGACCGGGGAGGACTTCGAGGAGCTGAACGCGGAGCCTCCCGTATTGGCCGGCAAATCCGTTTCCCTGGTCCTGGGTGACGAGGAATACAACGGGAAAATCCGGACAATCGTGAAATTCATCAACCGGATTGGTGGAGGAAAAAAGGCCGCTCCGGAAAAGGTCGCTGGGTTAAAAGGAAAACTCCTGGCTTATCGCAAGAGCAAGCCGGGTCCCGTTTCAGACGGACTCAACTTTTGAAGGAAGAAGGCGGGTTCGATTCCTGCTCGTTGGCCGAGGTCTGGTGAGCAAGGGCCACGGTTGCCCGTACCGTTGATCCGGAAGCAGGAATGTTCCCGGAGCGGGCTATTAAGGAGTTATAATGCCTACCCACTTCCTTTTGCGCAACTGCACAAACCCGCCCGCGCGCGGCGACCGGGTGGGTATCCTTTGCGTGGGCATACTCATCGGTTCAGGCTTGGTATTTGAACGATCCCAAAGGAGGAATTGAGGTGAAAGCGTACAAGGGTTTTACGAAAGACATGAAATGCAAAGATTTCCAATATGAAATTGGGAAATCATACGAAACGGATAAAAAAGTTAAGTGCTGTGAATCGGGGTTTCATTCGTGCGAAAACCCGATGGACGTTCTGTCCTATTATCCACCTGCCGATAGTCGATATTGCGAAGCCGAGGTGGAAGGAAACCAGGACCGGGAAGAAGGTGGCGACAGCAAGGTCTGCTCGTCAAAAATTTCAATAAAAACAGAGATTGGAATAAAAGGAATTGTCAAAGCCGGTTTTGATTTCATCATGGAGAAAATAAAAAACGATCCCAAAACCCAAAAGGCTTATAACGACTCCGGGCACGCCGCCAGCCAGGGCTACTACGGGCACGCCGCCAGCCAGGGCTACTACGGGCACGCCGCCAGCCAGGGCAACTCCGGGCACGCCGCCAGCCAGGGCTACTCCGGGCACGCCGCCAGCCAGGGCAACTACGGGCACGCCGCCAGCCAGGGCAACTCCGGGCACGCTGAAACGCATGGCAAAAATGCCATTGCGGCAAGTTTTGGTGTTGACGGTATGGCAAAATCCGAAAAAGGAAGCTGGATCGTTTGCGCGGAATGGATGAGAAATGCAAACGGCCGTTTTAAAATTAAGGATGTGAAATCCGCCAAGGTTGATGGGAAAAAAATCAAAGCGGATACCTGGTATCAATTGAAAGACGGAAATTTTTGCGAGGTCAAATAAAGGAGGATAACATGGATACGTGTAGGTCCTGCGGAGCTCCAATAGCGTGGGGCAAAACGACCAATAATAAACCTGTTCCCCTGAACCCCAGGCCGTTGAATGTCTACGTGCTACTTAGCGCGGATAAAAACGTTTACAGCTTGGAGCGCGGGTATGAAAGCCATTTCAGTTCATGCCCAAACGCAAATCAGCACCGGAAAAAGCCGGACGAGACCGCGCCGAGCGGTCTGTTTCAGCAAAAAGAGGATTAAAAAATGAAGTGGTTCATTGTCGCCGCCCTCCTAATTCTGTCCTGCGCCGGTAAATCCATCTGGTACAGCGACGGGTACAGGCAGGGATATTTCGACGGGTTCCGGGACGGGGAGATGGCGGCGAGGGATACGACGAATGCAAAATAGCCTTGGCATGCCGGGGTTACTTTAATCCTCTAACCTCGATAGGGTAAAGGCCAACGGCGGCCGGGCGCATACCTCCGGCCGCAAACAAGAAAGGGCAATTATGAAAATCAAAAAAAACTGCAAGGCTTCAAGTTCGGATTTTTGGTACGATTTAACAGACGGTGGCTATCTCGATCCAATAAATATTTGCGATAAAAAAGATGATGCGGAAAAGGTTATTGCGGCAATCAAGGTGCTCAAAGAATTTCAGGATTCATGCGATAAGCAAATAAAGGATTTTGTTCAATAAATTAAAAGAAAGGACAGCAGAATGACACTCAAAGGCTGCTTCATCGACGATTGGAACGGAGAACCTACCGCCATCATTTATAAGGAGGCCGGAGAGATCGTATTTAGCGCCCCTGCGAAGGACGAGCGCGAGGCACAGGTCCGCTGCATGGATAATGCGGAAACCCGGAAAACACTATTCGAAAAACTTAACGTCCATAAATTGCCGAAAATCGAATGGATGGGCGACGAGCCGGACGAGGTGCTGTTCGATCCGGAGCAGGACAAGGAAAAAGATCCGGCCGCCAAGGAACCCGCCGAAACTCCAGAAGAGGCAGCACCGTGTAAAGCAGAACCCGAAACCATCTTCCGCGATGTGCCGGTCAAGATGTCCGCAGACGCTTTCGAAGAAAAAGTCAAGCGCCTGATTCTGGACCTGGAAGATGTGAATATGGCAATTGTTGCCGAAAACGAAAAGCATAAAAACACGAAGAAGGAACTGGAAGGCAGAGAAGAAGCGATCAAGGATAAGCTTTACGACGCCCGCAGAGGGAACCTGAAAACAACAGTGGAATGCAATGTCGTGATGGATTACGCATCCGGGTTAAAAAGGATCATCCGGATCGACACCGGGGAAATCCTGGAAGAAATCGAAATGACCTCCGCCGAAAAGCAGATTGACGCCCTCCCGGAAACCAAAGAGCCCGCCGGCGAAATCATTCCCCTTGAGATCGGACCGAAAAGCCCGAACCGCTTTGATGTGTGGGACGGCCAGGAATGGGTCGAATCGCTCGTTGGAAAGATCAAGAAAGGGCAGAAGTTCCGCATTTTCAACAAAAAGGAACGGATCAAGGTCGCGGAGAAAGAGGAGTTCGTCGCAGTAAAGAACGCGAAAAAGGCAAGGGATACCGGGATTGTTAAGCTGGAATGCAGGGCGGTGTAGGGCAACCGTTTGTCCAGTTATTCGCAATGCCGTTTTGAATGAAATATGCACAGTACGTAAGCATCACTATTTAACGCGCCGGAGAAAAAGGCAATGAAAGACACGAGCGGGGAGGCTTGCATTTTATGCGGAGATGTAAAGTGGGGATATAAAGATTCAAAGGGTATTAAAATTTGTTGGAACTGCTCTCACGAATGGGGAGAAAAAACAAAACACATGGCTCTTTTTAATTTGGTGGAGGTTCCTGTTCAAATGGATAGGCAGGATAATTTTAGAAAAGAAATTTCGGATACGGATGCAGAAATAAAAAACGTAATAGAAATTATTCGAGGTAAATTAATGCTGTTTATTGTCGATCCTAAAAAAACAGCTCATGATAAAATTATGGATGCAGGATTCAAAACTTTTTTATCGAAGGATGGCTTGAAAATATATAAAGAAAGAGAACATTATGGCTCCTATTAAATGCAAAACGTGTGAGAATTTATTGTCGTTGGAGCAAGGGTCATGCTTTGGGTGCCACGGAAAAGAATATAAAAAATATATCAAAAGTTCAAAACCGAAGACGGCGCGGGAAATCCCGAAGGCAAAACGGCACAGCAAATAACAAATAAAGGGTGACATTAAAACGATCACCCATTTATCGGACGTTGTAGGCAATTCGGCCACAAGAACGGCCCATCCGTGGGCCTAAGAAAAGGAGTAAAAATGAAATATAGTGATTTGGATTCTGCCAACCTTGGGGATAAAATCCTAAAACTAAAAGCGCCGCCCCAGGAGCTGTGGCCGAACAGCCCACAACAGGCAAAGTATCGCATTAAAACGCGACACGTTTGCCGGGACGTTGGTAGAACTGTTCTTAGTTTTATAATAGTTGATTTTCTCAACACTATTTATTATTTTCTTTGGTATGATATGTGCTTATTCAAATGGAATCGACATGGAAAAGACCGAAATTTTGCAAAAATTGCTCGATTGGGAATTACATCCCGAAACGAGAGTTGCTATCGAGCGAGAACTTCAACACCGAGAAAAAGAAAAGACCGCATCACTTGACGATGAAGCGGCCTTTAAAAACATACTGTTTTCTAAAGCTGCTTAAATCTTTTTCCTGTTTTTCAGCCAATTCACAATACCGCGAATCAGGCCAGTTACCAGGCCGGTCGTGATGGCCGCAACGTGGGCCTCCAGGCCGTCAACGTCGGTTAGGCCGTGCAAGATGGCCTCCGAAGCTGCGGCGGTCTTTACCGCGTCCACAGATCCTTTTTGAATGGTTTTCCAGATATTGAACTTCATTCCGCACCCCTTTCAATTAAGGTTTAATTAAGACAATACTTTTTTCTTCTCGTTGGCGAACGTCCACATGTAGCCAATCGACATCATCCTCGATAGTGGTAATATGTGGGAATTTCTCCGGGCTTGTCCGAATACGTTCGCGTAGGTCCTTTGCTGGGATTTTGCATACAAGGTCGCAAGCGCGGCCGTGCCTGTGCTGGCTCTCGTCGGCACCAACCTCGCAGGACCTTTCCCGGAATCCGGAATACTTCCTTGGGCCCTTCTTGTGCCAGTTATTTGCGGTCATAGGCACGTTAAAGAATACCCGAATTGCGTCTATACTGGCAAGCAGGCGCGGGTCCAGGAATTGCCAGGCCCGGTCGCCATACTTGGAGAATATTTCCTTGGATACCAGTTCTTCCAGTTTGAAATAGTAGCATTTATATAAAGGCATACTCACCCCTGTTTTTCAAGTTTTCCCTCAATCCGGCCGAGCGCGCGCATAATATCAGCGTACTGATCTTGCGTTTTTGTGTAGTTCTTTTTAATGTCGGAGTAAATCTCCTCGGCGCGGTCGTGGCATATTACCCGGTGATCCGGGTGGGTAACAAAAACCTGCTTCTCACCCCGCATATAACCCCAAGATACGGCGAACGCAAGGGTGCCGGAAGCAAAAGGGACACCTATCGCCAAGGCAATTTCAGCGCCGGTCATTGGATTCCCTTCTTTTTTCTTTTAAAAACTCGTTGAAATCCTCTCTTTTTTTATCCGGCAATTCCCTGTACCACTTGAAATAAACTTTCTTATCATCAGATTTTGGGCGCGGTTTCATTTTACGCTCGTACATGGCCTGAAATATTCCAGGGTCTCGCATTGCCATTTTAGAGTGAACCGCATACCGCCAATCTCCAACGTCAATGGCTTTTTTTGTGCGACGGAAAGCAATAACCGGCAACCCCTTTAGCTTTGCAGCAAGCTCAAGGGTCCTACTTAGGTTCGGGTTTGAAGCGACAGACATAACATCTTCAAGTATTGCAAAAGCGGTTGGGGTCATATCGGCCATAAATCTATCTCGTCGATATTTTAAACCTCTGGATTCTTGAATTTGTCCCAAACCAAAATCAACAATACCTAAAACCATCTGGCCGAAGATGGGTATCCCTCCGATGGTTTGCCTAACCGCCTCTTTGGTCCATCCCTCCGGATCATCCCAGGGCCAACGGAAAGCATGATTCATGCTGTAAAAAATCGCGGAAGGTAGAGCGATCCTCCAGAATATTTTTGAAGCGTTCTTGGTAGTCTTTTCTTCGCCCCAACGGGAAGCCATTTCAAACATGCGCTGCAATGCTTGGTTTTGTTCGTTCTGAAACATGGTGTACATCCGCTCCAAAGCGTTTCCGGTAAAGCTGGACGGTAAATTCAGAACGCCGCCGGTTCCTTGCGTTTTTCTGATTAACAAGTCCGCTTGCTCGATGGCCGCTTCTTCGTTTCCAGTTTTTTGAAACACCTCGTAATGCCGGGCGGTCCATAAAAGATTGACCGTAACCGAATCAATGGTCTTTATTCCCTCCATTGAAAACTGCTTGAACCTGTCAAGGTAATCGTTGGATTTATCCTTCAAAGAGGAAGCGCCCAATATTTTGGCCTTGAACCGTTTCTCGGCCATTTCTTCAAATTCCCTCTGAAAACTGTCCCGGCGGTCGGCCATAAATATGGACTTCTCGTTGATTTCGCGGGTCATCTTTTTTGGGTTTTTCCCCCATTGCGCCAAGGCATAGGACATGGATTTTGTTTTTTTGTCCAGCATATCCATGCCCATTGCGAGGGATGTACCCTGCTTGAGCATGGTCATTAGGTTTCCACCAAGCACAGACGGCACATAGGATAACCGTAAAGACTCGGCAAGCCCTGCAATAGCTCCTCCGGGTTGAGATATCTTCCCATATCCGTTGCGCTTCACCCAGGCTATCAATTCGCTGAACGCCATTTCGTTCCGGTCCGTCATGGCTTTTTTGATTTCCGGATGGTTCAGCACGGCGTTAATCTCTTTAATCGGGACCCCGAACGCCGCCATGTGGTTTGTTGCTTTCAAGCTTTCAATGACGGTTTCATAATAGCTCATCCGATCAAAAGCAGCCGCGCTTTTCACGCGCTTCTTGGTCATGCCTTTTTCTGGCCCTGTCATCCTTGAAGAATTGCGCATCAAGAAATCCATGGCCATGGCGTTTTCGGCGCGGTCGGTGTTAAGGCGCATAATCGGGAAATATCGGTGTTCTTTGGGTAAATCCATGCCGATAAGTTCCCGGTATGATTCATTTAGCCGATCATAAACGTCGGTATCGTAATAGTCGATCATTGCGTCCACGGCGCCCTTTGCGCTCTCCGGCATTTTCTCAATAATGGATTCGATCACGAGCGGGTGCAGGCCCTCTCCGCCTTCATCAATTTTGGCCGTAAGGTGATTGTAGGAATTTGGGTTTTGGCTATGCGCGTATATGAACATGGCCTCGTCCATGGCGAATTGCTCGGAAAAGGATTCGGTATTGCCCTCCGGGTCCGTGATGTCCACGGTAACGTCGATGGCTTTTTTGCTCATGTCCTTTGCAATCTCAAGGCCCTTGTGGATTTCCTCAAATTTGGCAAGGTCCTTTTTAAACATCACCGATTCCTTTTCGGTAGCTTTCCGCATTTTATCATAGGTGGCTTTCAGAAGGGGTCCCCTTTTCCAGCCGTTGAACCATTCCAGAATGTTTTCCGCGCGCATTTGTGCCCAAAGGAATTTCTTGGCCGACTGGGCCAACTTCCCGCGCTTTTCCACTTTCCCGCGGACCCGTGCCAAATAGGCTTTCATTTGCTCCGATTCGGTAAAATGCTTCTCGCCTCCGGAGATCGCCGGGGCAACCTCGCGGGCGAGTTTGTCCACCGAGTCAAAAAATGCGGCCTGGTCGGCTTCGTGTTTAAGCCGGCCATTCAGTTTTATTTCTCGGATATCCCGGATTACGTTCGCCAATTCCTGATTGTTCATCTCGTGGATACTCAACCGTCCCACCACTTTCAGGGCGCCCATGGCGGTATCGCTCATTTCCAAATTTGGATCATCTTCCAGGCTTTGAATAAGGCGCTCGGCCTCGGCGCGCTTTTGCGGGGTCTCAACGGTGATTTCGTCCATGTATTCCTGGAGCCGCTTATTCGCTTTGTAATCCACGTCGGAGGGTTTCTGCGTTCCCAACCGCTTGCGCTCTTTTGCGATGGTGTCCTCGACAAGGTTTTTCAATTTCCAATTCGTTCGCTTGTTGATAATATTATCCATGCGATCCAGCGCGTACAGCAGACCCTTGGAGGATTTCACGTTTTTTAGCATGGAGTCCACATAGTTGTATTTCTCGGCATTCAGCTTCAATGTCCGAGCGTACTGGTAGATTTTTGCCCGGATTTCTTCCAGCTTCAATTCCTTGAAGAAATTAATATCGGCCTCAATATTAGCGCGCTGTTTTATCCAGGATTCCGGGGAATTGGATAGCTGGCGGCGGGCCTTGCGCTCGGCACGCTCAAGATATCGCGCGCGCTCGGCGATGAAGGCTTTCTGTGCCGCATCGACCTTGGGCGGCAGGCTGATCTTGCTCGTTACTTCAAGAGCCTCCGCGTCATTTGCAACGGGTCTTTCGGAATCGGTTTTCACGTCCAGGGCGTTGACAATTTCGAGCACTTCCTGGCGCGCCGTCTCCTCGGCTTTCGAGAGCTGGCTTTTGAGGTAACGGATATCCTCTTGCTCGGCGGAGAAGTCGCCTTTATTTGCGGAAGCGGATTTAATTTGGGAGGGCTCGAATATAATCACATTAATTCCGTCAAACTCATCCCCTCTGATGCGCTCTATAATAACAGAGTCATACGGATCTTCACCTTGTCTTGATTCAACGATTTCCCGGATAATTTCAGCTTTATTCAAATCAGCTTCCATTGATGCAGCCGGTTCACTTGTCTTTATTATGAGCGGATTTTTAGCCTTTAAAAAAGTAGGTATTACCCGGAACCCCTCGGCGCTTTCTTTCCCAAAGCCACGGGCGTATTCATTAACTTCTTGTTTTCTGTCGGTAAAATGAAAGCCAAAACTAAAAGGGAATCGACTGCCAATCGCGCCTTTTTCAAATTTAGTAAAATCCATATTTGTCGCATGATACACCACCAACGGTTTCCCGTCCGCGTCTACCACCTTCGAATCCCCAAACCATTTCGTGAAGTTCTCCCACACCGGTCGGCTGTTCGGAGCCACCGCTTCTCCCCATTTCTCTTTTGCCCAAGAGACTACGGCGGGGCGGTAATCGGATTCTTTGAAGGAGCCTTCGGAGGGCTGGTCGAAATCGCCGGGATCGCGGCGAGAAAACAGCGCCACCCCGTCTTTGGTTTCTTTCGTTTCCACCACATCAAAAAACCTATCAAACGCCTTATTGACCGCGATCCGCTCCTCCCCATCCGGATATGGGCGCGCAACAAATTCAAGACCAATTGGGTTCGGAATTGCGCCATGGGCATAATACACAAGGAAATCGCTTTGCGCCTGGCGTTCGGCTATTTTGTCCTCAACATAGGACGCAAAGGCCCGGGCGATCATCTCGTGCGGTTCACCCCAATAATCTGAACGCCTACCCTGGTCCAGCTTTTTCGCTTCAATTACGTAAGAGGTTGGGACCTTTTTTGTTTTCTCGGATCCGGCCTGGGCGTCATTAAAAAGATTAATCCGTTCCAGATATCGAAGCATGTCGTATCGGATTCCATCAAGAACACCTTTTTTATCCGTGGAAAAACCGTTCCGGCCCCGGACATCTTTTAATATTTTGCTTATGGCCTCCAGGGTTGCGTTTGAATATCGGCCTTGTAGCCCGCGGTCTTTTGTGGAAAACCATTCGGTTTTAAGGTCACCTCCTTCGATCAGGGAGTTCGAAAGCCTATCAAATTCTGCAAGTTGTTCATCAGACGCTGCGAGCAATCCCCGCTTGACTTTTCTCCACGTGTACTCTTTGGATAAATCCTTTTCCAGGTCGGCACGGATTTTGCCCAATTCCTTTTTAAGCTCATCCCTCGCCCGCCCGAGAAACTCTTCCGCCTTCTTTGAGTCCTCGACGTATCCCTCGGCTTTGCGGTACATGGTCTCTACGAGCTCCTTGTATGCGGCCAGGACTTCCTTTCGTACCTGGGATTTATAACTGTGTCCGTAACTTAAAAACGCCCGCTGGATTGACGGCTGCTTATAAACCATGTCACCAAGTGTGTTTTTGGTTTTCTCTTTCGGGGCCATCGCGTCCTGCCTGGCGAAATAATTATCCATGGCATGCATCCATTCGTGGGCAAGGGATCCGGCGCCTTTAATCTTCGTCAGGTTGATCACGGCATAATCCGCTTCATAATGGGCTTTGGCCCCAACCAGGCCCTGCCCGCGCGCTCCAAAGGCCAGGCCGAGCTCGCCGTTTAAGCTAATCGCCAAAGGCGGAATTTCGATCGCATCGGCAAGGTCCAGGAGACCGTCAAAAGCATGGTTCATTACTTCTTGGCGTTCGGCCTGATTGTTCCAGTTTCCAAACTCGACACCGCGAAATCCAAAGGTGTCGGAAAACATTTTGGCCGTTGCCGGTCCGGTCCGGCGCTCGATCCCGGTCCGGTATACCTTTTCAGGCGTGGGAAGGATTTCTTCGCCAAAGGAGGTTTTGGTCTCGATGATTTCAACTGCATGGGTTGCAATATATTTCATCGCGTCTTCGCTGCTGTCGAATTCACGGTTCACGACTTTAATGCTTTTATGGTCCCCGGTAATGCGCCGGATTTCATATTTTGGATTCTCTCCGGATCCGCGGGTCATTACGGGCCGGTGGTTTCTCGCCACGGCGACAAGGGGTATCGCGGCCTCGGCCTCGGCTTCGGAGGAGAAGGATTGCTCTTTGTAACCGGAACGGATTACGCCTTGCGTGCGCTTGTCCATAATGGAGAAAGTGCCCGGGTTCCGGATGCTTTCCATTACGATATATCGAGCTCGCCAGGCCTCCATGGTCGGCGCCACCTTTTCAATCTTTGTCCTGGGGCGTGCTTTTTCAGCGGTATCCTTGCGCGCTCCGCCAATTTTCTCGCCAAAATCCTTAATTCCTTCTTCGGTCTCCTCTGCGGCTACTTTTGTTGGGTCAGATTCTTTGAGTTGGGAGACTGGCTCCGGGGTGGTTTCTTTGGGCTGCTCAAAAAGGGACATCTGACCCTCGCCGGCAACGGGATGCATGAAAACCGGAGCACTGTCTTCAATTTCCGCCGAAATATCCTTTCCATAATGCTTTCGAATCATCACCCGGTTTAAAAGTTCGAGAAGCTCCTCTACCTGACGGTTATAATCTTTAAACCATTTGGGCTTTGCTCGAAGCAATGGAACCATTCTTGCAACGCGCTTATATGCCCGGTAAAGGGAAAGAAAAAGCTTCCGTACCAATTCCGGTGATTTATTCCAAAGGGAATTTACAAACTCAGGTCTGCTTAAATTATCGCTCGCCAAGTCCCCGGCGATTTCTTCGTGAGCCTTGCGCCGCCCGGCTTCCGTGTCCGGGAACTTATCCAGAAGGCGCCGTCTGTTCACGGCCTCCACGCCTTCTGGTGTCATGTTGGCTATTTGAGTATCAATGTAAATGCGAAAAAGGTCCGGGAAATCCCTGCGGATGGTGTGAATGGCTTCGTGGGACGCTACAAAGAAAAACGGATCATTGGAATCTTCGGCTATAAATATCGTGCCTCTAAACGTAACGCCATTGAGCTTATCTTTGAAAACAGATTTGAAATTCTGGGAAAGACGGATAAAAACGACTTTTTTGCCAACGGCCTGCCGGATAATAGACGCGACCTTCTTGCCGTCCTTCGAAGGTCCCAAAGCAGAAATGTCATCTTTTGCAATATCGAGACCGTTATAATTAATAAGGCCGTAAACAAGCCCGCGAACCAATTCTTTTTCGGCTTCGGTTGCGCCCGCTGAATCGAAATCCAATCCTCCCGTTCCGTCTGTTCCATATTCTCCATATTTGTCTCCCTTCTTCAGGAACAAAGATAATTGCTGCTGCCGGGCGATCTCGTCGGATTCCTGCTCTTTTATTGCGGTACCTTCAAGGCCCTGGTCCTTTAAAGATAACTCTTTTTCGACTTGCTCGCGGCGCATTCGCTCTTCGGACACGGCTTGCTCACCAGCTTTCCGGCCGAACATGTCAATTTGCTCGGCTGGCTTTGGCTTTTCCTTCTGTTCCGCCAATTCGTTTTCTTCAATCTGGTCCAGGAGGTTCGATTCGAACATGTCCTTCTGATTAGCTCCGGCGGCCGCGCGTCGGGAGAATGGAATATCGTCCTGATTCCCCTCGCTTTCTGGTCTTCGAATTGCCTCTCCCGTCGTCGGGTCGATGGCCACGTTTCCGATGGTTGAATCTACCTTCCTTGTAATTTTAACGCCGTCCTCAAGAACAACATTCTCGCCGTCTTTATCAATAACCTCGTAATCGTCAATCCTGCCATTTTTGTCCACAAGCCAAAGTTGGTCACCGATTTTTAAGTCTCTTGCCTTTATCGAGACGGTGTTATTCTTCATGCTTTTTTCAAGGTCGGCTGCTTGGCGCTCGCGCTTGTCCATTACGTCTTCTTCGGCTTTCGCGGCCTCCTGAACGTCAAGGGATATGCCTTTGGCCCTCTGGGCATCGGCCAGCATTTCCATGGCCTTTTCCGGGCTATCAAGGTTATAGGCATCTTTAAATCCCTGGGGGATACTTTCCCAAAAGGCGGTCTCGGTAAGGCCCAAATCCTTATCGGCTTTCCTCTTTTTCTTGAAAACAACCTCGCCGTGGGATTCGTTCCATTCTTTTCCTACATATGGCTGGATTGCCGTCATGGAAACCTTGTTTTTCCTGGCAAAATCCCAAAACGTCATGGCCTTCGTGGGCTTCTTCCAACCCATCATCTCATTGGCCACGGCCGGGCTGATCTCGCGCCGGGATCCGTCCTCACCCTTCAGGATGATCCGATAACCCTCCTGGTCGTCTTTTTTAATGTCGGTTATCGTGTACGGTTTGCCGTCGCGTGGGATGGTTTTCCCAATTTTAACATCGGTAGGTTTAACCGATTCAGCTTTGGCTGTCGGCTGCGGGGTGGTAATTGGGGCAGGTGTGGCCTTGGGAGGCGTAGGAACGGCCTGTTTGACAGGCGCTTTGGCTTTTTCCGGGGCAGGTTGTGCCGGTTTCGGAGGGGCTACTTCTTGGGCTGCGGGCTGGACTGGCTTTGCAGATACTTTTTCACCAGGCTTTTCACCATCGGCGATTCGGCTTTCTTCGACAGGTGTTCCAGGGCGGCGCGCGGTGAGGTCTGTACCGGCAACCCGCGTCTCTCTAACCAGTTTTCGTATGACATTGTTAAGCTCCTTCCCTCTTAATATAGGGTTTTTTTCAGCAATGTCAAGTTTTATTGCTTTCATCGCGCCCTCAAGCTCGTCAGCCTGACGGTCCATTTCGCCATACTTACCCGGCTGGCCCTCTACCACACTATATGTGAAATCAAGCGCACCGTAATTTTCCAGCTTGTATTTGATATGGGTCAGTTGCCCTATCCCGAGCTTGTCCCTGGCCTCCACGCCTTTATCCTGAGCCTTCTCAAGGATGGCCTCGACTGCCTCAACGGAACTATTGGGAACTGCGGCGCGGATTTCATCGGCCTTATTCCCCTTGAAAACGATTGCTCCGGCATCATTCAAGTCCTTGATAACGTTCTGGCCCAAAACCGCCCGCATTGCAACGTCGGCTTTCGCATGGCTGCCAAAATGCGAATTAGCGGTGTTCATTCCCTCTATGTCCATTCGCACAACCGAATAAGGGATATTTGCGGCTTCCATCTTCTTAATTGCTCTCTGGCCCTCTTTTAACGAATAGGCGTTTGCGCCCGGCTCGTTGAAAAGGTCGTCGCCCATGGCCTCTTTTTTCTCTTCGAGAAGTTCCCTGGTGCGCTTGTCGGTGGTTGTTTTCAGTTCTTCATCAACGGCAATGTCAGGGCGAACAATCTCGATTGGCGCCTTCGCTTGCGTTGGAGTTTTTGTAGGTTTAACCGGCTCGGCAGGGGTCCCCTCTGGAATGTCCTCAATCCCTTCAAGTGGCTGGTCCGCGATCTCCTGGGCGGTCGGTTCCAAAGCTTCCAGGGCGGCTCCGGCCTTATCGGCGGCTTGCTCGTCGGCGATTTCACTTATAGGAGCTCCCGGGGCCTGCGGTTGTCCTTCTTCCGGCATGACAGAAGTCGAGCCATCCGCAGGTTGCCCGGGTAAAGTTTCGACCTTCGGCTTCAACGTGCCGTCGGGCTGTTCCTCGTAGGGCTTGCCCTCAACCGTTACGGTTTTGGGTTTTTGCAGTTTTTGAGATATCTTCTGCGCTACTTTGCCGCCCGCCTGTTGGGCGCTGGAAACAACAAGGGCCTGCAATGCGGATTCCAAAAGGCTTTCTTTTTGCCATTCCGGGTTAAAGTTCGGGTGCTTCTTCTTTACCTCGTCGATGGCCTGCTGCATCATCCAATTCTGATCGGCGGCCTGCGTCACCTCTTCCAAGGGTTCGCCAAGTATCCCGGTGATAACGCGCACGGCTTTATTGGAAACGGCTTTGCTTACGGTCTTACCAGTTCCGCCCGGCATATATTTACCCATGCCAAGAAGGTTTCCGGCGTATTCCACAATACCAGCGGTTACGCCATATCGGCTGGCGGCCTTGTCGGAAGCCATTTTCCATTCGGCTTTAAGGCGCTTGTCCGGAATTTGCTCTGCAATACGGTCTGCATTATCAAGGAAGCCCTTGGTTTCAAGCGCAATCATATGGGCCGCGCCAATAGCGGGACCGGCAAAAGGAATCGCGGCTTCGGCGGCCATTGTGCCAATAATAGCCGATTGCTGCCCAATTGCGGTGGCGGCGCTTTCTGCTCCACCTGGCAGGTCCAAATCTTTTATAGACTGCGTAAGGCTTTTCACATTGGCAACATCTTTGCGCCATTCCGGATCAATCTTCCCCTCTATCCAATCGGCAATCTTTTCCCCTGGTTTTTTGGCAAGGTATCTATCTATTTCCTCATCATCCATTTCGGAAACGGTTTTTGGCTTAAAGACCTCTTTTTCTTCCTTGGAAACAATCGGTTCAATATCGCCGGTCAAGGGATTGTATTTCGTTCGGTCCTTCTGTTGCCTGCGGGCCGCTGCTTTAAATGGCGCCGCGGTTAAATCCGCTCCCATAATAGCAAACGCCTTCAAAGGTTTTACGATCTTATCCAAAACGGTTTCGGGATCCGGGATGTCGCGAGAGGCCCCGGCAGGCTTACGAAAAGATTGGTGGCCAATAACGTCTTGCTGTGGACCAACCGTCATGGGGATAACTTCCGGCTTCTGCTCCTGGACCGGAGATTCTACCGGTCCCATCTTCGCTTCCTGCTCGCGGAGTTCGCCGAATCCTGCGGCGGCTGGCTGGGGCGCTGGCGCTTCGGGCTGTGCCTCGGGTGTCTCTGGTGCAAACGCGGAGGACCGGCCAACGGAGGAAGGGGTCGCCTGGGCTTCTTGTTTCGGATATTTTATATCAATAGCCGCGGCCAAATCTTCAAGGGGTTGATCCTTAAAGTTTACAGCTTTGGGAAATTTTAATTCAAAGGCGCTTCTTATATCGTCATCGCTCTGGCCCGACGACCTAAAGGCAACAACCTTATCGGAATAATAACCCATTTAATGCCCCCGTTATAGTTCGTCGGCCATGGATTGTATCTTGTTTTTTGGCTGTGCCGTCGGCGTTCCAGGAATCGCAGCACCGCTTCGGCCAACCCCTTGCGAAGACGAAGAAACAAACCCGGAAATTAACTTCCCGAGTTTGTCAAATAGCCCAGGAGAAGCCTCCACCGTTTCCTTGTTCTTCAGATAATCCAAAATTTGCGCCTTCTTTGCCGGATCCAAACCCTCATCGATTTCAGCTGCTTTGGTAGACGCTTCCTGAACCTTCATCCCTTTTGAAAGGAGCGTAAGGGTAATGAGATTTTGTCGAACAGTCGCATCTTTCGCCACATCCTGTCCAGGCTCGTAAGGCGCACCAAGAGGATTTTTTGCAATCAGGCTGTTTGTTTCTTTTCGAATATCCATGAAGGACTTCTCGTTGTCTTTTGCGGCGCCACCTTTGACCTTGTCCTCATCAAGGGAAAGGCGACGACCTTTCAGGTCGAGTTCCTTTTCTTTTAGTTTTGCCCCGGTTGCCGATATCGAAGCTTTTTGCATCTCACCCTCGGAAGCCCATCCCAACTGAACCCATTCTTTTATGTCCCCAGCATCTACTTTCCCTTTTAAGTTATCAGGTAGGTTGTTTACGATGTAGCCAACCGCTCCCTCCTGGGACTGGTTTTCTCCACCTTGTTTTTTGTATTCTGAAAGTGTCGTGTTGACCCACGCCCTTTTCCTGTCTTTTTTCCACCCGTCAAACTGCTTCCCAATAGCCGATATTTCCTCGTCGTCGTCCCAATCGGAAGGCCCTACCCGGTCATTAAACATCTCGGCCTGCCCGGATAATGTGGGATCGTCCTTTGCCTCAGCCATCAAGCCAGCGTAATTTCCAAGGTAGAAAGAAATATTTTTCAGCTTCTTTTCAGCCTTGTCCGCAGGAGCTTTTTTGAGGTCATCGAAATAGGAGCTCATCGTTTCATATTGCTTTGCAGGCATGTTGATTTTCTTCCCGAACTCCTGGGCCTGACCTTTTAGCCTTTCGATTTCTCCGATACGGTATTCCTTGTTCGCTCGGAATTCCTCCATCTTCATATCGTATTCTTCCTGCTTCTGTCTCATTTCAGGAATTCGGGCGACAGTGTTACCGATGGTCTGTCCGACATTTGAAACGGCCTGCCCCAAAATTTCTCCGCTTCTACTTATCGGAGTGAAATAATCTGACCTTACTGCGGGCATTATGCGGCCCTCCTTCCACGCCAAATAGAAATCATATTGTTTGCCAATTGAGTGTTGCCGGCCATCATTTGAAAAAACGAATCACGGACGGCGCGGGAATTGTTGATCTTCCTTTGTTCCTCTTGTGCGCCGAATTGCTTTTCAAAATTACCCTGGCTAATTCTGGACCACTTTTCCGACCGGGCAATTCCTTCCTGATATTCTTTTGTCTGAATTCCCTCGACTCGCCGGTTTTCTTGCTCCTGCCGATCCTGCGCCGCGCTGTTGGACCACCAGGAGATACCGGAACCGATCAGGGAAGTAACGCCTGCAATCCCAGCTCCAAGAATAGTCGCGGCTGCCAGGGTAAGCGGCTCGGCGTAAGTGACCCCGCAAAAAGCAAACAGGAAAAACGTACCGAAAAGAAAAAGGATTCTGTCCCTGGAAGTCCTCATATTAATTCCTCCACGATTAAATGGCGGCACGGGCCGCCGGTAGGGTCGAAAATTCCATACGGATCACTTTTATGGCGACCCATCTGACAACATTTTCCACAACGGGAACACTCGCCTTTCCTTATCCCGTCCTCGAAGTAGTATCCGCACTCCGGCATCCGGCTCGATACAAGCGGCCCCTGCTGGCAATGCGGCGGCTTGTTATCTTGTATGCCACATGAACAAACGTACTGCTTTAAATCGGCGTTCACGGCCTTGATTTTGACAATGTCATCCGGGGACAACTTGTAAAATTTATCTGTTATTTTTCCCATGTAACCTTATTATTGCTTCCGGCTTTAAGAATCTTCTTCTCTCCCGTGGTGGTATCTATAACCTCAATACGCATTTCATGCTTATTCAGTTTCGGCCATGTTTGATCTATTCTGTTATCAGGAAGCTGCTTGCTCAACGTATATAGTTTCCCTTCGATATTCATCGGACTGCCTGCCTCTGTTCCCGCTGGTAAATCAATACCGTAAAACTCTTTATTTAAACCCTTCGTCGCTTGGCGGTATGTGGTTGCCATTGGGGTCTGGGTCGTTTTTTGCAATACTGCCTTATAAATAGGATCGCTGCTTTTCATTCCTTTCAAAGAGGAATAATCCTTTTTCTCAGCCATGTTCTCCACTCGACCCTTCACGATTGCATCGTAGGCCACGGAGTTTTTATTCGTTCTGCCCTGCTTTAAAATTTGATCCGCAACGCTTCCCATAGGGTCGCCCGAGGTAAGGCTGTAACCCGCCTGGGACTCGATAGCTTCGGAAGGTGTTCCGGTAGCCTTTTGCTTCCATGTTCCATCATTCTGCTTAACCCATGTTTTAGCGCCACTATCGGATGTTACTTCATCACCAGGTTGTTTTTTATTCAGAAAATCAAGTTTGCTTTGCGGTGTTCCGGCATCCTTGCCCCAAATTTGGCTTACGAAGTCATCGGTCGAATAAGCTTTTGGATCGGTCCCGCTATCCGTAGCCCCTCTCGCCGAGGAAAGGGCTTGTGATGCCGGACTGTCGGGATCGTTCAGCGATTCCGCAAAGCCGTCTATTTCGATCCATGCGGTATAGAAATCTATCGCCGCCTCTTCGCCGGTTTCACCATTGAATGAAAACTTGGATATGTCCGGAATGTTCATTGTGGACATAAATAACTTTACGTTCTCCTTACCTTTCGCCGTCAAAGTCCCGTCCGCATTTCTTGGCATCATTTCAGCAATGGCTGAACGGGTCTTGCTGGTTTTGATGGTGGTACGACTAGTCGTGTCCTTTAGGGACGTATTATGGGCTTCCTGAAATTCCGGCTTCAACTTCCCATTTTCGTCATATTGTTCCGGGTGTTCAAGTTTGTACTTGGCTTCCAATCCGGCCTGGGCTTCCGGGCTGTCAAAACCCAACTGATTACCGTAAGTAAGAAAGTCATCCATGGCGTTTGTTACGTCGTCCCTGGCCTGCTTGTCGGTCAAACGGGTCATGTCAATATCGACGCCCAAATCCTTGTAAAGCTTGGAAACGGTATCAAGATCCCCGGCTGCGAAAGCTGCGTTAATAGTGTCCTGGGTTTTCGAATAATCGTGCTTTTCTCGTTCAAAGGCATAGGTTTGACCCCATTGATTCACGTTCTGCACGAATTGCGCGTTCCTCTGCTGGAAGTCAGCCCCCCATTGTTTCGTAAGGCGCTCGTAATCCTCGCCCCATTGCTTGATTCCAACATCGACCTGATATTTTGCGTTTTCAAGCTCCTGTCCGCGGAATCCGGCATTAACCAAAGACTCGGTCGCCCGTTCCATCCTGGCCTGGTTCTCGATGGCAAGGTCGCTTCGAAGCTTCGATTGCTCTGTTCCTGCCTGTCTGGACTCCATTGCTTGCGCCACGCGGGCCGCTCCACCCTCGACGCCCTGTTGGGCAAGGTTCTGGTTTAAGGCGCTGCTGCGGGCCGCCTGCTGGCCTGCGAGACCCCTTGTGGCCACGTCTCCAACGGCCTTCATTGCTTCCGATCCGCCGGTAGAAAGCTTTTTCAATTCCGCCATGGCCTCATCGGTAGTGGTTTCATATTTGGAATCTGGGCGCTGCATTCCCCTGGTAATTTCATCAGCGGTTTTGAAGGTAGGAGCCTTGTCCACGCCAAGGCTTTCCGATGTGGCCGGTATCCATTTTCCATCTGCGCCAATGGTTCCGGGCTGACCCGTTGTTCCGCCTGCCGGTGCCCCGCCGGTCGTTCCGCCGGTGGTGGACGTGCCGCTTGTGGTCCCGCCGTAATTCGCTGCCCAATCGGATTGGTTCATGCCGGAATTGAAATCCTTGCCGGATTTGCCGTATTGCCCATACCACTTATCGAAGGTGGGCCGTAAGCTGGCCTCGGTCCCATGGGTCGCCTCGGCATAATTGGCTTTCTTCTTCCAATCTGCCCAGGCAGAATTTACATCACCTGTTGCGCTCGGATCACGGGCCACGGTTCCAGCACCAGCCGTACTATTGGCATTCATTCCTTCTTTTTGAGCAATAACGCCGGACCTGTCCCCCGTATTAGCTACCTTGTTTCCGGTAAAGGTACTGGCCACACCATAATTTGTGTCGTAATCTTCCTGGTCCATCCAGCCATGTTTATCAGACCAACGAATAGTTTGATCCCCACCAGCAGAGGCCGATTTTAATTCTTCTTGTGAACGCTTTGGAGTTTTCCTTGCTTTTGGAGCAAAGGTTGGGGTGGCCCCATTACCAGCAACACCAGCAACTTCGTCACCTGTCCCGGTCTGGAAAGATCGAGCGACGCCTTTTTTCTTCATATCTGCCAAAACCTCAATTCCGTCCCTCGCCTCTTTGGGCCCGCCCATTCGGTCAACCATCGGGGCCTCAATCACCATCTCGTCTTCCTCAACGATACCAGCGGGCTTGTCCGCCTGCCGGACCGCCGCGTTACTTCGGCCCATTGACCGCACGCCTGTCCCGGCGCCATCACCGGAAGGAACCATGACGCGCCCGCCGCCGTTTCCTCTGCCCATCAAACCCGAAGGAGCCACGGCCGTAAGGGGAACCCCGTCAAGGCCTTGGCCCGTCACGCCAGCATATTTTTCCTGCATGGCCTTTATGAATTCACCATATTTTCCCATGGCCTATTTCCTCCAAAATGTCATTATATGATGACATTATATATTAAATTACGGGTTCATTCCCAAAATAAAAACTTGGGTCGCGGTCGTGGTTGCGGTGTAGATCGTTTTTATTGTGATATTGTACGGCCAAAGGGCAAAAGCCGGAAGAACGTAATGATGCCGTTCGTCCTGCCCGCCGGGTGTCAGATCTATGTTTGCCAGGATGTTTCCGTCTGGATCGGCTGCCCCACCAATCATAAAGCCGGTCATGACCATGTTGTTGTCCCGGCAAAATCCTTGCACGTCCACAACACCACCCGCTGTATGGCTCCCCATGGCGGTAATCGGATACATTCTCTCGTAGGGTCCACTTCGGACCGGTCCATTCATTCCCATCTTAGGCCTCCTTTATTTCTTTGAGTTCTTTTAAGGCGCTTTCGTAAGCGTCTTTATATTTGGCTTGCTTTTCCAACTCCTTAACCACATTGTCCTTCATGGACGTATCACCGATATCGTTGGCTATTTTCGCCCGGATGGTCAACTGGTAAATTGTATTCAGGTGAATTTGCAATTCCTGTTTAAGAATCGACACCTTGACTTCATTCGATACGTCTGCCATTCTTTCCCCCTTGGCCTTTGGGCCTTTTTATTTTGGAACAACACTATCGAAACTGTCCAGACTTATGCTCTCAATATCCGATTTTCCCGCCGCTGCTGCAAGGATATCCGCTTTGATTGCATTATAGGTAGCCTTGGACATTTCAGCGTGAAGGCCATTAATATTAATGGCCCTGTCGATCATGGAGAAATGTCCGTGATGAAGCTCTTCGGCTTTGGTTGCCGCCTGTTTTCGGATCAGTTCGTTTGCCATGTTAAAACTCCTTATGAAACGTAAAGTGCATCTAATTTATAAACATGTCCTGCATATCTTACGGTAAGCGTACGGTCAGCGGTTACGGTTTCTGTAGTAACGGCAGAGCAACCAAGGATTTCAAAATCGTTCCCAGCGTCATCAGTAAACATCGGCGCACATGGCGTATCGTTGCGTACCCACCATTGTCCGTATGCCGCAGTATCAGCAGGAGCTGCCGCCGCTTCCTTAATTTTCAATGTCGATTCAAGGGACATAATCCCGGTCGTAGTGATGGAAATCAGATCAACCAGCGTACCCTTAACCGCATTGTCGTTGGCAATGACCAGAAGGTTATTTGCGCTGGTAGCATTGTATTTGTTATAAACGGCGAAGATATCCGAAATGTCGTCCCCTTCATCAGCCATTAAATAAAGCGTTCCATTTCCCGCTTCCGTACCACGAACCCGAACTATTCCATCGTTCGTGATTTCCAAAGCGGTTACGCCTGCTGCATACGGATCGCCAAGTCTTGCTGTAGAATACCGAAAGACAATATCTCCCCAATTATTGTAATTGGTTCCAATATACCAGTTGCGGGTTCCTGCGTTTGCGTTCGTGCAATACCAATATTGGCCGCAGTCAACGGTTGATCCACCAATAAGAATACCACCACCTGCGGCTGCTGGCTTTACCTCAAGTTTGATTTTGGACGCAGTTAGAACGCTCGTATTAATTGAGATAGGCCCACTAAAATAGGACAGGTTCACGTTGTTATTAAAAATCGACCATGCGTTTGATGCGGTGGCCCCTCCGCTTATTGCAGGATTTTCAATGTAGATATCATACAGGTTTGTGGTGACACCACCCCCATAAAGCTGCGATTTCAGTCTGATTCCGGTCAATTCCCCAAGTGTGCCAACGCCGGTCTGGCGAGTATTTATATATTGTCCGGTTATACTGGTTTTTGTCCACCCAGCCCCAGCGCCCGAAGTATAAGCTGTAATATTGCTCCCGTAAGTGGTCCCGGTATTCACCACCCCGGCATCGAGTTCCTCATAGGCAAGCAAATAGAACGAATTCATATAAGCGGCACTGTTTGCGGTATGGTGCATACTCATATCCATTGCAATTCCATTACGGCGAGCATCCGTCTGGTGTAAGGCATCGACAATATTGAAATGATCTAACGCCAACGGAGCCGCCCCAAAACCAAGTCCACCTGTCGTGTTCATGGCGAATTTAGTCCCAAACACCGTCCCGGTGTCTATATGGAAGGAGTCATCGGTCGAGTCCACGCCCATTACTGCCTTCACCGTAGGCACCGCATCAGTCCTGAAGGCAATCGTAGGATCATAATCTGTAGCATGTGCGCCGGTAATGGTGAGAACAGGGGAAGCGGAAGCGGAATAGAGTTCGAGGAGGGAGGCCGGAGCCGTTCCAACTGCCAATCCGATCCCTACGCTCTGAACGAAATTGACCGTCCCCGTAGCATTAATCCGCATCTGCTCGGTTCCATTGGTCCCGAAGTACATGTGATTATTTTCGTATTGCCACATAACCGCCGCTTCGGTAGAATCAATCCCGAAAAACGCGCCGTCGTTTACCGTTGCTCCGGTGGTGCCGTTTGTTACTGCCATGCCCACCGCTCCGGACCCGGTATCGTGAAGCTGTAGGATGCGAGACGGGACAGCAACGCCCAATCCCAAAGTCGAGCAATACGGTGTCGCACTCCAAGAGGGAACAACGCCTATGCCTCCGGAAATTAAAATCTGCCCTACGGCCACATCGGCAAGTTTCGTCCACGCCGGGCCTGCCCCTCCGATAATGATATCGCCCACCACGCAAGCCGCTGCCGTCGTATCGCCATGAGTAACAGAAAGGAGGTTGTGCGCGGTCGCCGCCCAAGTCGCTGGGGCCGGGTGATTGTGGTCACGATGTGCAAAAACAAGAGAAGTCCCGGCCTGCCCTGCCCCGCCAACCGTAATAGTTTCCGGCAAGGTTCCGTCCAAAGCCGCTTTCCAAGAAGGCCGCAATTCCGCATTATCAATTCCCAGCACGTTCCGGACATTGGCCGCAGGGACCGACACGGCAAGCCTGCTCCATTTCGGCGTAACGTTCCCGATAATAAGGTCGCCGTCCACAACTGCCCCGGTAAGGGAATCCCCGTGATCCGCAGAATCCAGGATATTATGAACCCTGGCATGCGAAGCCCCGGCCGCCGCGTCCCATGCCACATGGTTATCCGGAGTGCTGCCGAGCAACCCGGTCCCGTTCGTGATCGTCACGATCCCGGAAGTAAGGGCGGAATTCAGATTGGTAATCCCGGTTTGTGTAATTCCTATTGCCCCGGTAAGATTGTTGTAGGTAATTGGCGCCGTCCCGGAAAGGGTCAGCCGTGCCGCCGCCTGAAAGTCTGAGATTGTCGCCGCAAGCTGTGTCCCGGTATGGTTTGCCCTGGCCCTATCCGTATCGTGATAATGCAGGATGGAGTTCACCCCGCCGGTCAAAGAATTGTACTGCGCCTGGGTCACATGGTGATAATTTATAGAATCAAGGTTTGCAAGAAGGGTGTGATCCAACGCCCCGGGACCACCGGTAATGATATTGTGGGTGATTAGCCTATCCCGCCCAAGCTCCTTTTTCACTTCCTCTATTTTCTTCCAAATCAGCATGTAATTCATGTTGATATGGGGAACCTGGCCCTTAAAATCCTGTTTGTCGTCCAGGTTTGTTGGGGCGTCATGTTTCACCAATTGTGAATAAGTAGGCATTTTTTACCCTTTTTATACAATCGGCAAAACAGCTTTGCCTTGCTCGTCCGTCACATTCTCGTAATACCATTCATACGCTTCTGCCGAAATCGCCCGATTGTGCAATCGAACATCAAATGCATGCTTAGCGTTCCCGGCAAGCATCTGGAAATCGCCTGAAAAGGTGTTCATTGCAGAAATAAGGAAGGTGGTCAAAGGCTGTCCGTTCTCTCCAAGGAGCCAATGACTACCTGAACGGGAAACCCGGACCGACACCCACCCGGTTCCGTCCCATGTAAGTCCTTGAATATTGGTCGTTCCGTTATCGTTTACGGAAAGGAAATAGGCCGCGCCTACCTTCTCAACCCGGACAATCAAGGTCCCAATCCGGCAAAGCTCAATGGAGGCCACGACATTTGACACAAAGGCCATAATGGTCAAATCCCCGGTCAAATCGCTGGCAATAGTGTCAGAAATGGCCGAAGCCGCGGAAAAGACCATGGCCGAACCTGTTGCGCTGTCCGGGCCGGTCGTGCTCCCAAATACGGCGCCCGTTACCGCGGTTCCCTTGGCAATGTTCAATAAAAGGCTTTTGCCGCGCGAAACCCGGAAAACCGGCTTCGACAGTTCCGATTGGTAGTCGTGATGGCTCATTAACCTGTCAGCCGGCAGAACCCGCTGTTGAAGAACCTCGTAGTCCGTCCGCTGTTCTGTGACCCTTAATTCGGAGGCGGTCCCGTTTAATTCAAGCTGAATCCGGTTCGCCGCGATCTGCTGGTCAAAGGTAATGCTTCCTTTTAAGGGAATTTTGCGGGTAATGGTGGCCTTAATGGTGTCCCCGTCTTTGTAAACCGTAAGGCTTATTTCCTGCGCGTTCCTGTATCCGGCGGAATCATGACCTGTTGCGCCCTTGTTTTCTTCCGCCTGAGGCCGGAAATTGAAGAAAGACAAAAGGTGCTTTATCATCTCATGCTCTTCCGGAGCAGTATTTTCCTTAAAACGGATCGTCCAAGGGATTTCAACCCCCCCGCCGTACTGTCCGTGCCGGTCCGTAAAACGGCGCACAACGCCCGATCCATCCGGGCCGTCCCTGGTGGCAAGGCGATAGGTTATCCCGGTCCTGGCATCGGTTATGCAGGTAATTGACTGGTCATCGTCGGTCGCTACTTCAAACGTACCCACAATGCTTTCCGGCTGAATCCATCCCGGACCGCCAAATTCACGCCATAATCGGCCCTGTGAAGGTTCGACAGCAAAGGAAAGGGTCCTGTTTGTTTCCGCCACTTTTAAACCTCCGGGCCAGACGGTAATATATCCCACGGATCACCGCCGTTTCTTTAAAGTGTACCAATCCGGGTAAAGTCTCGCGCGTAAAGAGACATCGTAAGAACCAGGTGTTTTATAAACATGACTCGGATTAAGCGCAATAGAGGATTTTTGATCCCCAAAATCCCATTGCCATTTTGTGAAAAAAGAAGACGAAAGGTTCCTGAATTGCACATCTAACGGCGCCCTTCCAAATCTCGGTTGAGCATCAAAGTCCAGGTATAGGCCGACAATGATTTCAATCGAATCATCCCCGGGAATAAACTGCCGAATGGTAACAAAAAGATCGCTCCCCCGGCTGAAAGCCTTTATGCTGTCAGCGACGTAATTTGCAGAACTCAACTCCAAAAGGTCGGGACATTCAACGCTCGGATTGAAAGCCTTAGTCCCTGCCGCAACGTAAGCTCCGGAGTCGAGTTCCAGAAGGTCCGGAAGCTCGACGGTATCCGTAAATACCGATCCAGGGATTACCGTATAATCCCCGGAGCTTAATTCCAGAAGATCGGGACATTCAACCCCATCGGTGAATGCCATTAGACCAAAGCCTCGGTATCAAGCAATAAGACCGCCAGGCCTCCGCCGCCATTAAACGATTCTGCATCTGTTTGAAAATAAAGATAATTCGATCCGCCAATTGTTCTGCCGTCCTGCGCTTTTGCAAGCGTATTATTGTAGGTCAAATACACGTTATTTGTCACACCGTAGGCCCGATTCATTCCGGTTGCTGCCGAATCATTTTCCCTGGTGTTTTCACAAACAAACCCTCTTTGAACTGCAAAAAAGGTATCGTCACCTGGGGCATGGGTAGTAATAGCTTCTGTCAGTTTTGACAGCTCTATGCTTCCATAAATAACACTGGCTTGCTGGTGAAATACGTATCCATCAGCAGCGGAACAATAAGGAAGTTTTGAATATATTCCGTTAGCATTTAGATCGCCAAAAAAAGTAGTATTCGCATTGGTTCCAAAGGTGTAAAACCTGTGCGGGTAAGCCCCGATCACCGCCCCAATCGGCATGGTGTCAAAAAGCTCTGTCACCTCAATATGGGTTCCGTCTGACGTGCCGGTGCAATGGACGTAATTCACCAATGGAACGCCACTGCAATCAAAAATGAAATAATCCTTGCCTGCCGAAAATGCGCTGGAATCCGTGACCCCAATGCTCACCGCAAGCCCTGCTACGGCCTGGGCGGTTAGATCTGTGACCACGCTCGCCGCTTCAAGGAAATTCACGCTTGCAGTAAAAGTGTCGACCCCCGCCGTGTCCCAATCGGTCCCAATGCGGGTTTGGATAATCATCCCCTGTGCCCCGCCTCGAAAATCGTAAGCAAAAGGACCAGCGTCCACCGTTTGGATCCTGTGCCCGTCCCAAAGGCCAACGGCAATATCGTTCACACCGTCCCAACTAAGGAACTGCTGAACCCGCATATAACCAGCGTCCAGTGTCTTGTGCCCAATTTTGATAATAAAGCAGGCTTCGTTTACCGCTGGAGCGGCCTGATCAGAAACGATAATGTAGGGGCCGTCCAAGACAACATGATGGCCGACCGTTCCCTGGGTGGTTATGTCCACCGGTGTCCCGGCATAAGCAAATGCGAGTGAGGTGGCCACCTGAAACGTGTTCGCCCCTGTTTTAATGCAATAGTAAGTAGTCCCTGCTGTTAGATTTCCAGGCATAACTCCATCGGTGGAAAAAATGATCGTGTCCCCGGTAACATACCCATGGGCCGCAAGGGTGATCTCGTCTCCTGCAATACTAACGTCTCCTGTGGCAAAATTCTGGGTTGCGACGGCTGCGGACATGTCACGAAGAATGGTCCACCCTGGCCCGCCTGCTGCCGGTATTGCCGTAATATAGGCGAAAAACTTTGCCAAAATTCCGTTTGCATCGACCGCCGCGAATCCGCGTCCTGTGCATGCTCCTGATTCAATTTGCCACGTTGCCATGACTTCCTCCTTTAAATTCCATTGAGCAAGGCAAATTCGCCATGCAGTTCTTTTGCTGCTTCATCGTATTTTCTTGCAGCGTCAACGATATTTGTAAATGTACCCAAACAAAACTGCTTTTTATTTTTAGCAATTCGGACATACCACGTCCCAGCTTTGTCTCCAGGAGACACACCTTTAAAACCAGAAATGTTTTTTTGCCTCAACCTGTTGCATTTATTCTCCCCATCGCTGCATTCTCGAAGGTTTGACCTCCTGTTGTCAAGCGTGTCATGGTTAATATGGTCAACCACTGTTCCTTTTCGGGCTGAAAGAATTTGCCTATGCATATAAATTGTTTCCAGATTATTAAACCCTTCGGACGCTTTGGGGTGTCTGACAGCAATGACGATCTTCCCGCCACCCCTAAAATCAAAAGATGCACACCATTTCCATTGCATTAAATAGTCATAGTCCTCATCATCGACAACGGCCACCTTGCCCCTCGAAAGAGTTATTGTTTTCATATTACTCCTCGTCGCTAAAAAAGAGTAAATATCCAAGTTTATTTCGATCATATCCGGCTGCCGTCCGTTGCTGCGCTTTCTGTAATTGATCCAAAACGTAAGACCTTCCTTGCGGATCTACGGCGTAATTCTCGGAATAGGCCTGTCCGTTGCAGATTCGTAAACCGGGTTCACTGGTAACAACGATTTCCCGGCCGTCCTGCAATCGGTGGATTGATCCGGGATCCTTTACGCCGGTCGTTAAATCCAAATTGTTCACGCCTGAAAGAACGGCGATATATTCCCCAATCTCGGGCACTTCCGCCGAAAGGGTTACGTTGGTCGCGCACCAATAGGTTGAATTCGCGCAGTAAATAACAAAGCGATCTTTGTATTCTCTCAAAGCCGTGATGTGGTCTTTAATCGGCGCCATTTGGAAATAGGGGTTGTAGTATCCTGCAAGGTATTCCCGGTTGGTCGGCATCTGTGAATAGTGGATTTCGTCCACCCCGGCCTTTGCGACGACGATGAATCCAGGAACCACAACGCCGGTATCCAGAATCGGAAGGGGCTGCCAGAACCGTTGATAAAGAGCGAATTGGGAAGCCCGGTTATTCAGGGTTTCATCAGGAATACGGTCATTGTAATATCGCGACGTTGGATTAATGGTCAATCCCTGCAAGGCATGGACTTCGGAGGTGTCGACCTGAACGTTATTGGCATCAATGAATTCCGTAATAAAGCCAATGTATCCATCGGCCCAAAAGACCGCCCGGCCAACGTCGGCTGCAAGAAAAGCTCCCCCGGCCGTCCGGGTGATAACGTACCCGGTTTGGCTGCAATCCATCACTCGACCGTTACCGATCGCGGAGCCCTGCATCCCTACCCCGATTAAAACGCCGGTCCCGACCATTTCCGCGGCGGAAACAAAGGCGGTCAGGGTGTCAACTGTGCCGTCGGAGAATTCAATTGTATTTCCGACATCGGCCTGGGTGAATTCACCATTCCCCAAAGCGGGAATTAAAATGTGCCCGTCGGCTACATTCCTGGAAGCGTCGAAAGCCTTGGCAATCGGGATTTCATCGAGGAGGACGTATCTCTCTGGATCGGTCGTATCGACGGCTAAATCGTTGGTTGCGTAAATAGGAACGTGCGTCCAATGGCGGCTGCCGACCGGATAGGTTATCGGGCCAACGGATCGGTCCCCGGCTCCTGGATCAACGCCGTAGACCTCCCGAAAATCTTGGGAAGCCGTGTTATGGTCAATGTTATTGGTCCCGGATTCGTTTTGAATGCGGCGCCCTGTAAAGCGGTTTTCATCCATCCTGCAAATTACCCGGGACATTGAATGAAGGTATCGACGGCCAAATACGTTTCCGCCACCCGCCGCGACTTCCGTAATCGTATTATTCGGACAGGCCGTATTGATTTTGAAAAGCTCCATCGGGTCCTGTCGGGTATCGACGGCAAAGACTCCATTGGCATTTATCAGAAAGACATAGCTTTGATTTTGATCGAATACGGAAACGGCTGAAATCGGCATATCGACCGTAGCAGATCCTGATCTCAAAGGAAGTTTTGTCCAGGTTATCATGTCCCATGTGGTGTAATAGACATCGGTTCCGAAGAAGGCAAAAAGGTAGCCGCTGGAATTATGGAAAATCTTTTTCGCATTCTCCGGCATCATGATCGCGCCGGCGGTTGTCGGACCTTCCGCGTCGGCATGTTTGACCTGGACATTGTTCGCATCGATAAAAGAAACGATCAAATCCCGTCTTCCACTTTCAGGCCACCAGAAATATGAATCCACATCGTCGGTCGTGAAATTCGTTCCTACTGTTTTTGTGATGATATCCCCGGATTTTGTCGCCGTGTATCCGGTCCTGCTGAAAGGTGGAATCAAATCTGAGTGCTTTTCGGTCCCCGGCCGGACCTCCGCATAATCTCCGTAAAGCAGGACGTTCAAAACCCACCTTACGGCGTTATCAGGTATCACGCTTGCAGGAACGTCGGGGTCCATATACATAGCCGCAAAGCCTCGTTGCTTCGGCTTAAGGATCCCGTTATCCTCAGTCTTTGAAGGCCTTTTGAGCTTTACCATCAGAACTCGCGCCTTTCGACGTGACCACTTTCGCCCTGGTCCCCAAGGTTTAATTGGACTTTTACATTCGGCTTAATCACTTCATTGATATAGGAATAGGCTTCGATGTAATTCCCGTTTTGCAGGGCTTCCACCAGCTTCAAAACGCCTGCCATTAAGAATTGATGGCAATTTTCCGGTAAGGCGGGTTCAATGTTCTCGGAAATAAGCTGAGTGGTCGGTTCCTTATATCCGATATAAAGGAAAAGGCCGGTTGTAAGACCCGGGTTGACCGTGAACTCGATCCTGGCAGGGGTCGAATAATTCTTGTCGAAGGTTCGGACATGAGGGAATCGAAGGTATTTTCTACCTCCGAAGTAGAAATACTGGTCTGGTTTCTGTCGGTTTGTCGTAAGACCATAATCCTCTAAGACGGTCAAATTGTAATTGGAGAAATATGGCATGGAAAAGCCCACTTTGGACACGCGCCAAATAGTTGTGGGCAAATTATAAGAATAAACCGCGTCTTGAGTGTTCAATGCCGGAAGCTCGCCCGATGATACCTGGATGGTCTGCTCCTGCTCGTCCCGCATGAGCATATTGTAAACTTCGTTGAAAATGGGGAGAAGGCCTTTCTCCCCGTCGCGGTTCCATCCGGGCGCTTGCAGGAGCGTCCAGGTAATCATTTGCGATAAAGCCGGCATGCTTCACTCCTTAAAGGACCAACGCGCTTTTTCGCTTCGGGCCTCTTTTTATGTTCTTTGGATTCTGAACCGGATCCCGCCCAACGGTTGGTTCCGGTTCCGGCTTCTTTTGAGCCAAAACAGCCGCCTTCTGCTTTTTCAAATAGGCGATCTGCTCGTCAATCGTTTCCGCGCTCATGTTCTTGATTTCAGAATCACTCAAAGGCTTTTCATCCTCTTCGGGAGTTGCGCTTTGGGCCTCATCCCGTTTCTTGATCGCGACCTTTTCAATCTCTGCCCGGATGGTTTCGTCCATGATCTCATATAGGCCGTTAAAAAAATGGCTCGCCAAAAGCTCCCGATTGTACCCCTTGTCGTCGTCGTAAATCCATCCTACATGCTGCCCAATCTGGGAATCGTAATCAAAATATGTCGGCTCGTCCTTTATCTGGACTTCCAACTGAACCTTGTTTCCGCCCACTCCAATGCGATTCCTAAGCACCTTGGCTACTTTGGTAGGGTGAAGGCGTTCTCTCCAATCCGGAGCGAACATTTCAACCAACCTTACAGCAATAAACCGGTCGGACCTTCCTTCCGCTTTAAGCTGCATTTGAGCGTCACGACGATCCTGGACAGCGCGCATCTGCTCCTCATTTTGAGGCACAAACGGGAAATTTTGGAGAACTGTTGACATCAAACACCTCTTTAGAGTTTATGAAAGGGGGCGGTCCTTCCACCCCCTCTCTATTTATGAAGCCCTAACGCTTATGCGTAGTCCGGACGGGCTGTGAGGACAAGGCAGGAGCCGTAGTATTCCAACGCTGTCCCGGCCAAATCGTTGAACCGGAGTTGTTGGATACCGCGGACACCGTGGATCCCGTTCCCCATGATCCGGAAATAGTCGTCGTCCTGCTGCACGAAATGGAGCTTTTGAGCGTCCCATTTCATGACGGCGCCACGGCCGAGCAGGATGTTGACATCCCGGGTGTTGGGGTTGTCGAGGTTCCGAAGGTCCACATCGCCGGGCCAGACATAGCCGAACCGGAGAGTGAAGGGCGCGGCCGTACCGGAAGGCAGGACCGTCGGGTGCTTCGGATCCACAACGATATGGATATCCACACCGATTGAGGAATGGTAGGTTCCATGGATCCCGTACCAGTTCTGGACTTCTTGGGACAGATTGGTAAATTGGATCCATTGTGCGCCGCCGCTGTTCGCCCAGGTCGGGTCGGCGTACATCTGCGCGAAAAGAGGGCTTACCATAAAGGTAAACGCCTGTTTCCCGCCAACTTCCATGGGCCACATCAAACGCCGTTGCGCGAACATGGCAAGGTTCTGGAAGAGACGGAAGGACGCGGCCTGCGCGTTTGTCGGAGCCAAGGACCCGCCGCCGGCGGCCACCATGTTCGCCACGACAGCGTTCACGTAGGTCGTCAGGGTGGGGTTCCAGGCTGCCTGCTGCGCAATCGTCCGACCGGCAACAAAGATGTTGCTGTTCAGAAGAGGGGCGCATGCGGCGGCCGTGTCACCGAATTGCAGGTTGTAGCTGAAAACCTCGCACAAGGACATGCGGATATCCAACCCTTCGTATTGGGAGGCCCAATCGCCAAGGTCGTTCACATGCTCTTTGTAGAGGTTATAGGCTTCCTGATCCACATACCGGACACCGTACTTTTCGGTACGTACGGTTTTGCCGTAGTTGTTCCGGTAAAGGACGCCCGCCTTGGTTTGCGGGGCTTCTTCGGTGCCGGTCAGGCGAACGTTACCGACGACGGGCAAACCCACAAGCGGCAGCTTCATCGTCACGGTCGCCGTATTGGCTCCGGTCAGGGCCACGTCCGCCACGTCCATATACATGGCATTGGGCACGCCCTTTTGATTGTTTACGAACAGGCCCTTTTTGTTGACATACGGATCGGCCAAAACCGCACGCCTTCTGAGTCTGCGATCAAACCCTTGTATGAGGGAAGCCGCAGAGAGTTGAGCTAAACCCAGAATTGCCATAAGGCAACCTCCTTTGGGTTAGTGGTGAACTCCCTGCGCTTTGGCGCTTTGTGGGAAAATAGGGAAGTATTTTTTATCCTTGGCTATTTATTTTACAGCCATTAGGGTTTCGTCTGCACGGTCGTAACTTTCGACATCTTTATCACCCGGAGCGGTCCGGCGTTTACGTTCAATCCATTCTTCAAGATCACCGTAACCGGACATACTCGCTTTCTTTTCCAGGTCCTGCATAATGCTTTCCGCCTGGGGAAGGGAGAGTTTCGACATATCCCTTTGCGCCTGGGGTCCCTGACTTGCCGGGACCTGCTCCGCTATATTCGGAGGATTAATAACGCGCAACAATTCCTCTTCTGCCCGGTTCGCCGCGTTTACCTCGTCCTGGAATTTCAAACCTTTTTTCCGCTTCCAGCGTTCGTAAGCGGTTTCCATATCAGGAAGGCGCCATTCGTTCTGCTTCCATTGACCGGAAGAAGAATCCAATTCCTGGCCCTGCATCATCATGTACAACTCGGTATTGATGAGGTATTTTCGAAGGTCCGCCGGGGTCCTTTGCAGTTTTCCCTGGGCGGTAAGCTGATTAATCAGGGACGGGGTCCGGTTAAGGAAATGCTGTACTGCAATTTCAGCATCCGCCGCAGTGACCTCGTTTGACGGTTTGTGATAATACGTCGCCGCAATATCAGTCGCCCATTCCTCATATTCTTTTTCCGCTTCGGCAAACGATTTCGATAATTTCAACTGGCTTGTCGGAGCATTTGCAAACCCCTCAATGGTACGGGCCATGTTGGCTTTCCGCTCTTGGCGCTTCTGTTCCGCCGCCCGGGCCGCGTCTTCGGCGTCCTGGCGCCGCTTGTTCGCCTCGGAATCCCGCTTTACCTGCTCGCGCTCCTGGTCAAAGGCTTGAAAACGGGCATTGTACGCTTTATCCTTCATGGCCGTAAGGCGCGCCTGTATCCGGATTGCGGACCTGGAAAGGCTTTTGAACTCCGGATCGTCTTCATCGACCTTCTCAAGCTGTTCAGTCACGGTGTTCAATTCGGTTTGGAGCGTATCAATTTCGGTTTCAGAATGTACAGAAGCGGCCGCCGCTCCTGGTTGCTCCGGTGTCGCAGGCCTCTTGCTTAAATCCTCCAACTTTTTATCGTAATCCTTGATTTTTTGCTGTGTTTCGGCCAACTGCCTTTGCAAATCCGATACGGATTGCTGATATTCCTGCTTCTTTGTTTCCGCATACCGATGGGTGGAAACGTAATCAAGAATCAAATCCTTGGCGCTGCCAATCCCTTTGGACCGCAATTCCTCGGGAATCTCGTCTTTCCCAATTGTGATGGTCTGCCCGTTCTGCTGAAAGGTCCACTCGGATGGTTTGTACCAATCACCCTGATTAGCTGCCGGATCCAGCGGGGTTACTGGGGCCTCGCGCGCGGGTCCGGGTTGCGCAGGTTGTCCCTGAACATAGTTCGGGTCAATCGTTGCGGACTCAAGGGCGTCCTGCTGCGCGTCCTGCTGAACTCTCCACCCGTCAATATCAGTCGTCCCCATGGGCGGTTCTTGCGGGATGGCATCCATTGCTTTTTGCCTTTCGTCTTCTGTACGAAAGACGAGCTTTTGCTCTGTGCCCTGTGGGGCTTGAATCGGATCAGGCATCTTTCCTCCTGTCATTATTTAATGACATTTTGAATTAAGCAGACTGCCCAACGGGCGCCTGTTGTTGCTGCGGTAACTGGCTTTGCTCAACTTCCATGCCTTGCTGGCTTGCCTCTTCTGTTTGAGGCATAACGCCTTGTTCGGCCATAATCTGCATGGTCTGCATCTTTGCCATCAGGATTTGAAGGATGGCGTTTTGCGTCCCGGCTTCCAGGGTGGAAATCTCGCTCTTGAACCTGGTGAAATCCCGGACTTCCTGCATTTGCATCAAAGCATCCATCCGGGCTTCGACCTTCGGGTCGTTGATCGTTACGGTCCGGATGATCTCGCGGATCATCAGGGCCCCAAATTCGGGATGGCTGCCGGCCACCTTCTCGAATAGACCAAAAAGAACACTTCGAAGGGCTGTTTGCCGGTTCAAGCTTTGGGCGCTTTCGGTCACATAAACCGCACACCTCGGGAGCATTAATGGCGAATTCTTGATATAAATCGAGTTTTCTTTTGCAATCCGCTCGTTCAACCGAACCGTTTTCTTTGCATTCTTGGACCGGAATTCCCGCGTCGGACCTGCATAGCTGGTCCGGATTTGGTTCAGGTACGCCTCCCCCATCCGGTTCTGCATCAAAGCATTGTATTTGTATTGAAGCGTAAGACCTATCCTGGCGACCTGCAGCTTACGATCGTACAGGATCCCGGATTCCTTGGAAGATTCGGACATTGCCTCCATTGCCGTAGGCACGCCGGAAAGCCGATCAACCACTTCATACATCCTTTGGAGCCGGGAACCGACCTCCGGGCCAAGGGTGGCGCCCTTGATACGCTGAAAAACTTCACCTTTCCGCATTTCGTCACCATCACCGAAAAGTACCAAAGAAGGATCGTTCGCGCTTTTTTGTATCTTCTCGCGGTCCCCGGGGCTGGTGATTGCATCCCGGTTCACTACAAGGGGTCCGCCCTGGGCTGTGGCGATAAGGTCCGAAATCTTGCTTTCGTCCTTCTGAATAATCTGATTGATGTGCTTTATTCCGTCCACAAGACCGATATCCCGGCCTTCAACGCGCATGTTGGTAAAATGGAATTGCGGAAGTCGGCCGACCTGGATTTCACTTCTGCCGTTACCAAGAAGGGCATCCTGAACCAGCGAAGGGCAGATGGTCGTAACCATATTAACTTTTTGTTCATGGGTATATTCCCGAAGGGTGTAGGGGTCGATCTTCTGCTCCCACATGAACCGCTCTTGCATTTCATCATCAAGACCTTGGGGGAAAGCAACGCGGGTAAACTCCCCGATTTTTCTTCCGTAAAGGCATTGGATGGTTTGATGGTCGATCCAATAATGAATGATGGTCCGGTAGGTATCCCCTTTGATTTCTCGGGAAACCTGCTCCCAAGGGTTTTGGCCCATTTCCGGCGTTTTCCCAAACCGTTTGATCCGGTCAACCGCCTGCTCGATCATCGGACCCTTGGCCTTAAAAATCCGCTGTAACTGCATTGGGGTAAGGAAAGCGACCTTGAAAGCGGACTCACAATCTTCCTCATCGTCGGAAAGCCAATCCGTATCCCGGATAAAATAGGCAGGATCGATCCGGACAAAGCGAACATGCGGTAGACCGTTTTTTGTTCGGTCCACCGTAATTTCCAATTCGCCGCACATGATGTTTCCGTCACGGGTGGAAAGGGCGAAATGATAATCGTAATCCCAAAGCTCTTTGTCGATATCGTAAAGGTCTTTGATGAGGTTGGAGGCCTGGGCGTTTGCCCGGTCCAACGGCTGCCAATCCAATTCCAGTTTTTCAGCGACAAGGGTCCCGGTGAGGGTATCGACTTTTGTGCGGGCAAGGTTGAAGATGTAGGCAATGCGGTCTTCGAGGGCGAGTTTTTCCAGGTCCTTATCATCCCAAAGGCCTCCATCGAGGCCCATGTATCCACGGAAGTTATGCTCGGCGCGTTTGATTTCGTTGAATTTTACCTGGTAATGGCGGTCAAATTCATTGGAAACTTTGGTAACAATTTCCCAATCGCTTCCCATCCGGTGACGGTCAAGAATTATCGCAGGCATTTCATTCATCGGCAACCCTCTCGCCATTTACGGCTTTTGACCTGAAATTTTCCGCGCGCGTGAATTGGAATTGGTTTGAGATTGAAAATGATTTTGCTCCCATCCTTCGGTTTTACCTGGCTCGCAATGGCTGTTATGCCTTTAAAATTGATTCGCTTACCGAATTGAGATAGCTCAATACGTAGCCAATCATGTTCGGCACAATGGACGAAAATTGCATCTTCGGTAAATGCTACGAGCAGACGCTCGCGGCGCTCTGGATGAGCTTCTTTGGCGGGACAGTAAAGTCCGAGGTTGGGATATTCGTAATCCAAGCCTTGCTCCTAACTTAATTATTTTAAAGGCTAATGTCAAATTGAGTTCATTGTACTTCTCCTTTTTTTAAGATTCTTCAACTTCGATATTGCTGGACTTATAAAAAAACGATCTTGGCACGTAATGAGTTATTATTCCTAAACTTTCAATCCAATTTAAAACCTTCATATTTCCGGAGGCATAAATATCAAAAGGCTCGTAGTCCCTCAATTGATCTAAAGTAATTTTTCCAAAATGAATTTTTGATACGTAAAATTTGACATCCAAGAATGAATATTTAAAAATGGAATAAAATACTTTTAAGGCTGCATCAACCGTTGTTTCTCTTCCTTCATAATCAAGAATAACAACTTTAACTTTTCCAAATTCTGCCGCAAGATTCATAATGGTGGAAATATGGCCGCTATGAACAATTGAAAACTTTCCAGAAAACAATACTGTTTTCTTATCCTCATTAGATTCAAACCTTTTTTGTAAATAAGCCAAAGCCGCTTTTTGTTCTGTATCGTACCTTCCTATGGTTATATGTTTCCCGTTTTTTTTAATATATGCAAGCCACTTCTTTCTGTTTTTATCCCAACAAACGCCTCTATGTATTGAGGTATTTAATTTTTCCAAAGGTGAAATTATGGGAGCTACCGAAACATCAAAATTTGTTTTAGCAAAATCTCCATGCATTTCCATAGCTTTTTCATCATACCATAAAGCTGCATTTTTTTCCTCTGAAAATATTCTGGAAAATCTTTTTTTTCCGGCTTTGATGCAGGCAACCCATTTTAATTTTAATGGATTCCAATAAACTCCTTTATACAATGAGGAACAAGGGTTTTTCGTTTTTTCTCTGTGTACTACATTTTCAAAAAAAGAGCACGTTCTAAGATTTTCTTTTTTATTATTAAGTTTGTTTCCATCTTTATGATCGACCAATTCACCTTCTTTTGCTTTTAAAACAACTCGATGCATTTTAACACCAAAAACATTCTTTCCTTCCTTTTTCATTGTTGTTACGGCATATCCCCTTCCGTCGATAAACCACTTGAATTCTTTTAAAAGATCATAGTCTTCATTGTCGACAAGGGCCGCTTTGCCCTGCGTAAGGGGTATCGTTTTCATATCAAAATATCCTCCACGTCCTTTGATCGCTCCACCGCTCTACCTTCATCACGTATTCCGTCTTGCTCGATCCGCCCTTAATCGGCACCAACCAATACGGATACCAATGATCCAATGCGCCCCCGTACATTACCGGCACATTGTACCGCCCGCCCTCAAAGTCGATCTCCATCAGTTCCCCAGGCATAAGGAACTTGGCCGGCAGGCCCTTCCCCATGGCTTCGTCCGTTTGCTGGTGCGGATACTTCCGGCTTGGAAACTTGTTTTCCGCCAACCATTCCCGGCCTTTCGAGTGCCACATAAACCCGTTCCACTCATAGAAAAGCCAATGGCAGCACTTTGTTCCGGTCGGTGGCTCCTCCCTGCGAAGGGTGAACCACAAAAGCCGGTTTGTGTCGGACCGGCGCTCGTAGGCCTCCCGCTTATCGAAAACCTTCTTTTCCCGCAAGGCCTCCAAATACGCTTCCTCCTGCTCCGCTGTAATCCGGTCAGCGAAGATCCCGATATCCATATCGTCGTCATGCTCCATTATCCCTTGAACATAAGGGGCTGGGGCGTCGTGCCGACGGGTCGGCCGTACTGCCCCCAAAAGAGTGCCAAAAGACAGGAACCAATGCTCGTAGATTCCGGCCTTTACGGCGCATGACTTGATATCGGCGAGGAGGGAGGAAGCGTTTTGGATGTTCATTCTTTTTCATACTCCGCATTTTTAAACGCCTGGTGAAGTAATCCTGAAAAAACCTCCACGAATTTTTCATTCCTTTTCAAATCGCCCTCGCTCATCTGATTCAGAATGAAATGAACCAATTCATGCAAGAAAATCTTTTCCAAGTAAAAATCCTCTTGAGGCTTTCCATTTGCTTTGGTTTTCTGGATACGGATACATTCTTCATTATATGCGGCCTCCCCGTCGCATCCTCGCTCGTGGATCATATCCGTGCGGTATTCTATGGAAATTGTTTCCCCATGCAACTGAATTGACTTTGGGATAGGAATTTTATTCATTCTGTTCCCCGTTCCGATCAAACGTAATCAGGATATGCTCTTCCTTCACAAACAGGTACTCCTTAATTTCCCCGTCGAAAGAATCCTCGAACATCATTTGCATCCCGGCCCCTTCCCGGATAAGCACCTGGTCCGCTGGCTTGACCTCTTTGACCTGGCTTCCGACCGCGATCACGGTTCCCCACCTGGGCTTGTCGTGAAATTCAAGCTGCGTTCCTGGAACAATAATCCCGGAGGGAAGCTTTCGCTCCTGCATCAACGGGACCGGGCACACCAGAATATTATCAAGGTGGGGCTTCACGTCGTCGATTGTGCTTACCATTTATCCTCCTATTTTAAATTTCCGTCCCGGCCATCAGTTCTTCATAAGACCTTCTCAACCCTGTATACAAATCAACCTCCGGCTTCCATTCCGGGAAAGCCTGGCTGAAAAGGGAAGAGAGCATCACCTTCCGCGGCATCCCGTCCGGTACGCTGTGGTTCCAAAGGACATCCCCCGCGAACCCCGTAAGCTCCTTTATATAAGCCACCAATTTGGAAACAGTCACTTCCCGGCCGCTTCCAACATTCATAATCGGGTTTTCAATCGAATACTTTGATTCCAGGACCATCACGACGGCGCGCGCGAAATCGTCGGAATATAGAAATTCCCGAATCGCAACTCCGCTGCCCCAACAAATGACCTGCTTTTCCTTTTTCCATATTGCATCCCTGAATTTTACCAGAAGGCCAGGAATTACGTGCGAATTCTCCGGATGGTAATTATCGTGAGGTCCCCACATGTTAGGCGGAATCAAAACTACGAAATCATGTCCGAACTGCCGCCGGGCCGCCGTACACATTTCAACCCCTGCGAGTTTCGCCACTGCATACGGCTTATTGGTCGGTTCCAGGGCCCCGCTGAAAAGGTCAGTTTCAATCATGGGCTGCTGGCAATTTCGCGGGTAGATGCAGGACGAGGCCAGGAAAACCAGGCGCTTGACCCCGAAGTCCATGGCGGCCTTTATCACGTTCGCTTGGACCATAATGTTTGAATAGATGAAGTCCCAGGGATAGGTATTGTTGGCATGGATCCCGCCCACCTTAGCCGCGCACATGACCACATATTCCGGCTTTTCCGTTTCGAAAAATTCCTTCACAGCATATTGATTACACAGGTCCAGTTCTGAATGCAAACGATAAACGCAATTGGTGTATCCGTTTCCTTGAAGCGCCCGAAGGACAGCCGAACCTACAAGACCGGAATGGCCAGCAATGTAGATTTTGGAGTTTTTAGGGATTTTGTCCATATTCAATCCTTTGGGAAAACGTGCGCCGCTTCCGTTACCCGATCATCATAGAAATAATGGCTCATAATCTTATCAATCTTGAAAACCTTTTTCGCCTTGGGATGCAAACGCTTTGCCCAATGGTAATCTTCCCCGTAGGACGCATCCGGGAACCGCTCGCTTTGGGCAATGCTGGTCCGCCAAATGTTATTGTGAAACGGCTTTCGCTTAATATTCTGCCATGTCCCGTTGATCTGTTTGGCTTCCTCGTTCTCATAAGCCATATCGAAATCGACCACAAAAGAATTCCCGCCGTTGATTATACATCCCATTTTGATTGTGAATAGATCCGCGTCCGGGTGGGCATCAATGGCTTTCAATACCTCATCCACATAATGCGGTTCAGCCAGGTCGTCGTCGTCCAGGAAAGAACAGAACTCGCCGCGCGCGATCTGGACCAGGGCATCACGCTTTAACCCAACGGACCTGCGTTTGTTATCGGTAAAGGCCAGGATTTCGACGGGCTTATTGGAGGCCTGCTCTTGCAGGTAATCAAATTGCCGAAGCAATCGGTAAAATCTGGAAGGAATTGAAGGAACCAGAATTGAGAATTTTATCATACCTTCACCACCAGGATTGAACCAATGATGTGGGACTTCGACCCTTTTACCTTTGCAAAGAACTCATCCGCCGCCTTTTTCACTCCGCAGCCCTTTTCGGTATAGTCGTGCATCAAAATCACGCCGCCTTCATTAACAAGGGGATACCATGCTTCCAAATCGGCTTTGCATCCTTCATAAGAATGGTCTGCATCGATGAAAAGAAGGTCAACACCCGCAATAAAATCCTTGGCAAGCGAAGATGTGTTTGTTCGATGTGCTGTGATTTTATCTTTCCAAGGCTCAATGTTTTTAATGAATTGCTCATAAGTGACCTTTGGACACCCATCCATGGCTCTGTTATCCCAGGCATCAACAGCATCAATCTTTGTTCCCGGTCCGGCGCCGTCCGCCAGGGCCGCGGTTGACTTCCCAAGGTAACTGCCAAGCTCAACAATCGTACCGTCTTTAACCTTGGACGCTTCCAGAAAAAGGAGGTTTTTTTCGACCTCGTATATATACCCTGTGATATTATTTACGCGGGGATCCATTAATGCTCCTTGACCACTCCGGGCGAATCCATGCCTTTATGGACTCCTGGGTTGGTAATTGAATTTCGCAAAACTCGCATATCTTTTTTGCCGTTTCGACCGGCGCACTCAAAACCTCGTTGAAATCGACATCCAAAGACTTGAATTGGAAAGTTTTTCTGAACCCGGCCATCCAATCATTCATTTCCTTTAACCAGGGCTCGAACCGAGCAGCCGGATATTGCGGGGAATTCCACACCTTTTGGATGGAAAGGGCCTGGTCTCTCAGCGTCCGGTTTGCCCAAATAACCCGGACATCGTATTCCGGATCGTTCTCAAACATGGGCAAGATGGTCATGTGCATATCCTTGACCGCAATCGGGAACCTATCGCTGTAATCCCTCTTGAATACGATTTCCAAATCCTTTTTAAATTTGGTGTTTTCCCTCATTTTTTCGAACGTTGGGCGCGGCTTAAACGGAAGCATCTGCTCTACCATCTTCCCGTAGGTGAAAGCCTCCAATGCCTTGGTTTCGTAAAACCCGCCGGGATTGTCCTTATTGGTCCCCCGATGGTTCCACGCTCCGACATTCACGCCTGCACGGTGCAGAAGTCCCATTATCGCAGAACTCCCGCATCTTCCGGCCACAAACGCGACAACAATTAGCTTTTTCATTTTTCTCCTGCAAACATTCGGCGCAAATAGAAATCACCCCGGGAGGACGCTCCGTTATTAATCGGCTTCCAATCAAACCGGTTTCCCTGAACATTGGCCTCGGAAGAGGAAATATCTTCAACCTTGAATCCGGCCTTGGCGATCTCTTTTAAAATCCACGCCGGGCTGGCAAAACAGCTTTTATTCGTCATGCTCTGGTCAAAGCTGGTTTCTGCCTTATAGGGCACGCAGATTTCTTTATCCGAATCAACTACGATGGAACACAGGCAAAGGGCTTTGGCCGCTTTCCCACATTGTTCAATGAAATGCGCCGGGTTTTCCAGGTGGTACAAAAGGCCAAAAGCCACAATCAAATCGTATTCTCCGGGAATTTCGTCCTTATTGCAGTCAATCAGAAGCGTTTTCCTTTTGGGAAACCGTTTGTTGAGTACGGCCAAATGTTCCGGTCTCGCATCCGAAGAGGTTACGATCGCGCCCATGGCCTCAAGTAACTGCCCGGCGTATCCATAACCGCAGCCCACTTCCAAAACCTTTTTACCTTTGAAGGACAAAAGGCCGAAGTGCCGGACCATGCAGGCCGTCCGGGTCCTGACAAATTCAGGGTATATTCCATGGTCAAAGCTCATTAGAACGCCTTTCCGATAATAGTCAATCCGTTGCAGTCCGTATGCCTGGCAATCAGCTTCCAGGCTGGACTTGCCGAAAGGAACTCGGCAATGGCAAGCCAAAGACCACGCCCGGCGCCGTGACCTCCGGCCGGGCTCTGGTCATGATCACCAAAGGTAGTGGTGTCATGGAACATGATCCACTTTTTGACCCTGCAGGCATGTCTCGCCAATTCGGCTTTTACCTGGTCGTAGGAATGATAGGAATCGACAAACAGCAGGTCGCATTCCTCAATCTCCGCTTCCAAGGTGCTTTGCTTTATGAACTTGAAATCAATCCCGGAATCCTTTGTGATCCTCTCCACGTCGTCCACATTGGGCAGCCGGACGATATCGTAAGACCGCATCCATTTGGGTTTGCCAGCAAGAAGGCCCCATGTCGATGTGCAGTCCCAAACGCCGAATTCGACGATCCGGGCCGCTTGCGCGGCATAGAACAGAATCCGCGGCATGTGGGCCTTCATGTCGGTCGGTGCCCCGGAAAGGTGATTGAACATATTATTGATGTAATCAAACTTGGATTTCTGGTCCTGAATTCCACCGATCACAATCAGAACGTCGTCAAAGCGGTGTTTCACCAATCGGCGGTCGATCACCCGGATAACCTTTTCCTGGTCCAGGGCAAGGAATTGGGGCCTTACCTCGTCGATCTTGTCCACATCTTCGACGATATAAATCCCGTTCGGGGAAAGGTAGTACTTGAAAATATTGTAAAGGGCCAGTTGGTCGGCCAGGGCGTGGCTCGCATCTTCGATAATGACATCGAATTTTATGCCTTTGAAATGCGCTTCCACCTGGGCGGGGTCGCAGGCGTTGAAAATGGATATCTTATGCGTTCCCTCGGCGATCATCGGTTTCAGGTCCTTGTCGGAAATATCAACTCCATAAACCTTGGCCGAATGGAAATACTGCTCCCACATCCGGATTGATTGGCCGGCCAGAATCCCGATTTCAAGGACATTGGCGCAATTCCGGTACGGTTGCAGCAGTTCTTCATAAACCGGGATATAAGAATGCACATCACCCTTATCCGAACTACCGGGCATGCAAGACGGATGTTTCAAATAAATATTAGACAATGTTTCCAATTTTCCTCCTTCTGGCTTCAACAAGATATTTAACATTGTTATTTTTTTTATTAATTTCTGAAAGCAATTTTCTGGTTGCTTGAGAAATAATTCTCGTTTTCCTGGCACATCCGCAAGACAACGTTCTGCCGATTTTTTGGCTGCTTACTATTTTCGTTTTTCCGCATTCACATTGGCATAACCACCACGACCTATGATTCCAAAATCTTTCTAATTTTATTACTGTTAGCTTATTATATTTTTTACCCGTTAAATTCTTAAAGTTCTGATTTTTAATTCCTGACCGCTCCCTGCTTTGCCTTTCACAAAATTCTGCTGTCTGCTTTGACCCTTTCTTCCTGCCCTCAATCCTTCCACCTGATGCAATATTTAATAAACGATATCTATTTTTTCCATCTTTTATGCAGGCAATTTCCGAGTTGTCGAGTTCTATAATTGGAACTTCTTTTAAAATACTGATAATTGGTTTTAATTTTTCTAAATGCAACTTCTTTATCCATTTTCCGATGGGCGTTTTTGACTCATTGCTATATTCTCTAATGGATGAATTTATATGGGTGGAAAGCCTCTTCTTAAGACCCTTCTTTGTCTGACCGATATACCGTATTTCATGAGTCTCCGGGTGCGACAACGTATAAATAAAACCACAGGCAATCATGCTCTTTTCCTTGATTGAATGTGATAAATCTTAAAGTTTGTAATGTCCTTTTCCTTAAACCCTTCCGGCTTCCTGGCTTTCAAATACACCAAATCGCCAATCTTGGCGCCGTGGAAGGTCGGCTTTTCCTCAAGAATAAGGATTTCAAAATCCTCGAAGATGGTCTTTATATCCCCAAGCGAAAACCGCCAGCAATCGCTCGGGTGATTGTGGAGGGGCCAAACAGAAGGGACAATGAGAATTATAATCCCGCCTACCTTGCATACGTTTTTCATTTCCGATATCGACGGCTTACAGTTTACAACGTGTTCAAGAACACAGGTGGAGATTACCACGTCGAAACTTTCTTTCCCGAATTGCTTTAAAACACCGTCAGAACTGCAAACAAAATCCACTCCCGGCCCCGTCTCAATATCCACGCCAATGTATTCCTCTGGTTTATGGGTCATTACTCCGGCTCGCAAGCTCCCGTTCACATTGTAAGACCCTATTTCCAAGACCCGCTTTCCCTCAATATCTTCCTTGCCCAGGTTGTCGAGTCCGAATTGAATGCAGTTATTGTCACACACGCGGAACCCCTTTTTTTACGCAAAAGTCGTCATATTCTTTATCCAGCGCCCGCAAAGCGTAAAACCCATGAAACCCAAAAGGCTTTTGGCAGAAATGCGCCGGGTTCCCGCCGTACGCAAACTTTGCAGCGCGATCCGGAGGGGCGAAAGCAAACCCGGCATTTGCCAAATGATCCACCACGCCCTTGCAGATAAACCCGTCCTCGTGCATGTATCCCCCGGGTCCGTAAAGGTGGAACAGCTTTTTAGAGATATGCTCCATTAGCTTCCTTGACCGGAAAGAAAATCCGCCGCTTCCAACGGATTTGTTATTAATCGGATGTTCCCGGAAGAACAGGGGACCAATATAATCGTACCTCGGCCAATCGGCTTCCCAGGCCTCCGGGTGCAGGATCCAACCGTCGTGTTGAACCGTTATCAAATAATCGGTGTCGATATATTTGTAAAGGTCCCGAAGGCAGAAGATTGAATATTCAACCAGGTTTTTGATCGGCCCAATTTCCACCCGGTACGGATTGGCGATCGGCTTGTCCGTCAGAAGCTTGACAGCTCCGAAGGTGATACCCTTCATGCTTTTTTCGATCACGACGGCGGCGCGTTCGGCATTTAGGCAATCTACCACGACCAAAGTGACGTTCGGCAAATTCAGCATGCTATTTCCACATTTTAAAGTAGATAATCAGGTTTTCCGCGTTCTGGTAAATCGGCTGGCACCCTGGGAACATGGCGACAATGGCCGGGTGCTGGTTGTCATGCTCGATGCAAAGAAGCTCGAACCGGAGTCCGGCCAACACTAAACCTTTCAATACCTCCAAATTCGTGCTTTCGGTGTCGATGTTTACGAAATCGAAATGGTATCCGGTTTGTGCAAGCAGGGTCGCAGGGGTCACGCTCTGGACCTTGATGGCCTGGAATTTGATCTTTGATCCCTTTTCCCATTTGGCCTTATGGGCCAAGTCGGTGGATGAAACCGCGTCACCGTTCGTGTCATAGAAATCGATCATGCCGTCTTTTGTTCCGACCGCAGCATTAATACATTGGATCTGGGGCCGGTCTTTGTGAAGCTCTTTCAATTCAGCGAACGGAGCCGGGGAAGGTTCCACGCATGCGCCGGTCCAGCCGAGTTCAATTAAGCGAAGGGAATTGGAGAAGACCTTGCCATTGAATGCGCCAATATCCAATACCGTTCCAACTTTCCCCTTGAAATAATCCACAATTGCTTTTTCTTCCGCGTTCTGTGAATACATCACTTTCCCCCTGGCGTATAGAAATAAATCGGGTCCTCAATAAAAACTTCGCTCCTGGTCAGCATTTTTACCGCGTCGCTGAAAGCCCGATCCTCTCCAATGGTGATATCGGGGAACGGACACCTCCGGCAAATCTCGGTTTTGATCGGGTTCAGGTGGTTCGGCGGCCGGAAATAGATTCTCCGGGCCTTGTCCTTGCTCCAATTCTTGACCGTGATGGAATGCCGGAAGGTCCATGTCGGTTGCCCTGGGTTGTTCAGGACCCCGACCATACCGACGCAATCCGTATTTGATTCAAAAGCCTGCAAAAGCAATTCGCAATAATTAATCGAAACCATATCATCATCATCGATCGCGCATGAGTAAACCCCGCGAGATGCAGCCATCATCAGATTTCTCTTTGCTCCGGTCGTGATGGATCCCCGAGGGGCGGAGTTCATAAGAATTTCGATATTCCCCCACGCCTCCGCCTGCGGCTTTAAGACGGCAAGCAACGCGGACAGCTTCTCCACGCGCTCGGGCAAATGGGCAACATGAATGGAAAGCTTCGGGTTTGGGCAGGAAACAAGGCGGGTGGTGGTCAGCATATGCTATCCCCCTTGATTCCTTTTTTTAAAAGAACCTGAGCTATTTCGAATGCAATTTCTTTCGCCTTCGCCTTGCCTATTCTCCATCCTTCTTTTCGAAATGGCTGCAAGCGATTGTACGTGGAATCCGGATTCTTTGAGCCATGGTCATGGAAGATGTGAACATCGGCAAGGAAATGAAGCGTTTTGGTGAACCTTCCAACCTCTGTCCAAATGAAATCGATGAACTCGGCAGGATAAAGCTCACACATGAACGGATGTTCCGTGAGGGTAATAAATTTCCTGGTAAGGAAAAGATTCACGCATAATTTTTCACGTCCAATAAAATCATCATTGCAGTAGAAACAACCGATACCTTCGTAATGATTTATTGAATCCAAAAGTGCCTTGTCCCAATTCTTGGTGCGAAAAATAAAATCGTCTCCACACATCGAAACCACCGTCCCGGCCTCGTCCCGGGTATTGGTCATGGCGTACAGCATGTTGTAGTATTTGGCCAAGTGGGGTGCCGGAAGCCCCTCCTCGATCATTTCCCATTGGTGGCCGGCGAAATTGAAATTTTGAATAAAATCCTTGGTCTGCTGGTCCCCGGAATTCACCAGGAAAGCGAAATGCACGCGCGCGGGATCGCTGGCCGTGTCGATGGCCGATTGGATAAAATTCGGTAAATGGTTATGGCTGCGGCCGTAAGAAGGGCACATGAGGCAGATCTTATCCCAGGTCACCTCAACCCCCTTCGGCTTAAATGCTCATAAAGGTTATGGAAAATTTCCTTAATTTTCTCGTCCCCCTTACAGATACGGACATAAATCGCATTCCATATCGGATCGTTCTCGCACATTTGCAAATACCTCATGCAATTTTCATCCAGGAGTTTCCCCCGCATTTTCTCCATATCGGTCCAACGGTGCTGCATGTCGGGCCGAAAATCCCCTAAATGCAAACCTCGGTATCGGGCCGGATATATTTTGTCCTGGTTAATCGGCAGGCCGTTTTCCTTGCAGATTCGGCAGAATAATACTTCGTCCTCTTCGCGGTAGGTCCCAATTTCCCCTTTGCGCAACTGCTCTCCATACTTGCAAATCGATTCCTTACATTTGGAGAACCACTCGCGCGACAGGTACGCAGCCCCACCCGCCAAGCGCTCGTACTCGCCCTTCCAGGCCCCCGGGAACCGCTGCGGTTTCTTCCATGGTCCGTGGTGCGCGTAGTAGCATGATCCGAATTCCTCCATTTTCCTAATGTGCCATTGGATGATATCTTCCCCACAATCGAAGAAAAGGAAATCGATATCTGTGATGAAAAGGCCGTCCACGTCATTACAGTTTTCCCCGGGCGTGTCCTTGAAGAACAGGAAGCGGGCCGTGTTGGCCGTTGAATCCTTTAGCGGGATATCCTCAAGAATGTGCTCGGTAATAAGAACACCATCTTGGCGGACGTATTTATCGGATTCTAAATTTGTGCGGATTTGGACGTTCCCAAGGTGTGAAAGCGCGGTTATATTCATATCGTCCAGCTTACCCATGACCGCGATATCAACCCGGTACTGAGGCCATGCCTTGGTCCAGCAATAGGCAAAAAGCGGGATGAAGTGCTGATACCAATTGGCGGTGGTGAAAAGGTTCAGGTGGACGTTCATATCTTCGGCCCGTCCTCGAAAAGCACGGTCACAATGCTTTTCCTCTTATTGTCATACACCGCATGAATCCGATCCGGCGTCTCGCAATCCTCATGAAACGGCGAAAGGACCGGGATCGCCCACACCGTCACGCGGTTGCTTTGCTTCTCGACCAGGGGAACCTTGCCATCCTGAATCATTTTGATCCAGGCCTGCTCCATCTGGTGGCTATACGGCATCCCCAGGCGTTGGGCCAGGCGGCGGGACAGGTGCGCCCTCTGCGCTTCCCTCTTTGCGTTTCGCCTCCTCGATCTCGACCTCGTGCGATTTGATTCCATCGATAAACCCCTGTAATTGCTGTGTTGCGTATCCAAACTCCATCAGGACTGTCTTCCGGCCGTTTGCCGTATTTTCGTTGATTATCCGCCACATCATCCGGACTTGATCGTCCTCGCAGTATTGAGAAAAAGTTTCGATATGGAACTTGAATTGGGCGCCCTTCATCTGCTTCTGCTGCTGCCGGAGTTCGCGGCGCTCTTTGCCGGAGGGTGTTTCCAGGGTGGAACAGTGCGCATCGACCAGGCGCGGGCCTTCCCCGGCCTTCTGATTGGGGAACAGGCCGGAAACGATATCACCCTTCTTTGGCGCATTGGCGGCCTGCTGGCGCAAAGCGTCGTAAGGGTCTTTCGAAGGGTCTTGGATCATATTTTCGCCTTCTTGGTTAATGGAATCCGAACCTTCACGCAAACGGTTTGCAGCCTTTCAAGAAAGATCCCCGGTTCCCCGCGTAGCTTTCGGATTGCGTCAGAAACCAAGGCCGCATTGCCGTATTCAACACGAATGATTTTTATTCCAGGAGGCAATTCGGAAATGTCCCTATTTTTTTTCATTCGAGCGCCCTATCGATCTCATCGAAGCCATCATAAACGCTCGGCTTCCCGTCAAACGCAACCCGGCGCTGGAAGGGCGCAGGGGTTAATCCTTTAAAGCCTGAACCCTCTATGGCTTTCCTGCTATGCGCATCTACGTACTCCTGCAATTTCTTGCCCAGGTTGTGCAGGTCGCAATCCTCGAAAACGCCCGTCACCAAACAGCGCTGCGCAAAAATCACTTCACCGTGGAAAAACTGCCCGACTTCGCCTTTGCACTCTATTTGCGCAAGGATTTCAAGGAAGCGGACAGACGGCGCCGCGTTTTCGTATTGATCGATTACCCGGTAATTATTGAAGAATTTCACGATGTAGGGGTCAAAAGTTTCCTGGTAAAGCAGTTTGATGGTCTTGCGCAAAACGGCTTCCGGGTCGTCGCGCTCCTTGGTTTCGACGGGAACTCCTGAAATACGGACCGTGGGGGAAAAGTCAGTCATTTTTCAATACCTCCAACATTTTTTCCCGCAATTGCTCAAAAGTCATTTTAACCACGCATTGTTCCTCATACCCAAGCAAGCTCAAATTTCTATCAAACGGGACCGAATGAAGCCTCCCATCTGAACTCAAAGCGGTTTGACTGGCATATCGGATGGTAAATTTAAGATCGTGGATTTTCTTTTCCCTCTTGCGAATCATTCCCCATAGACGTTTTACATAGGACAAGGAATAGTTAGCGCGAGTCAATTTCATGCTTCCCTCCACCGGTCCCAAACGATCCACCGGGAAATGGTCCACCAGGAAAAGATCATCCCAAATCCCCCACCATATTCTTGCAGCTTTTCAGCGTCTTCATGGTTTCAGCCTTCGATTGCCCATACTGCTTATTCGGGAAAAGCCATCCGGAATTTACCAGATACTTCCCGTCCGGCCCCTTGGTCGGCGGATACCAGCAATCCAAAAGGCTTCCGTACTTCAACGGAAAGGACAGCGGCGGCGCAATATCTTCCCAAACCATCTGGACCGTTGGAGCGGTGAAAATTTCTTTTGGCGTTGCCTTGAACGTGTACTCGTCCTGGACCTGCTGGCGCCGGTTGAACATATCGTAGGAGTGCCAAGCGTAATTTTGGCCGATCACCCAAAAGAAGAGGTCGATATCGGCCGGCCACAATCCAGCGGCTTTGGGCTTGAACGTCATTTGGAGCGGTTTGCGATGGTAATTGTCCAGCAGTTCATTGTCCAGGACGTAACCGCATTCTCCAAATTTCTCTATCAGTTCTTCCCGGCGGACCTCGCCCCACAAAAGGGAAATATCAATGTCCTGCTCGAATGGGCGGGAAAGGAGCCGGTCCCGGATGTACCACAGCAGGGAGCCGAAGGAAATGAACCATGCGGGCCGGTTATGGTCCTGGCGCTCGATATTGCCGAATATGTCGGCAATCGCCACAATTGTCCGGGCCATGCGCTCATCAGCCATTATGCTTTCCTTATAATTCCATCGCCAATAATCTCAAACCCGGGTCGTGCATGCAACCACTACAAATAAAAACACGGCCAGACAGGTAGGTCTTGCCGTTTTCGGAAAACACGAGCGGACGGAATTTGGAGTTTGGATGGCAGCGTGGTTTATCTTTGATCTCGGCGCTTTGGCGCTTCATTGCGGGTCCTTATTTTTCTTGTTGGAGTCCCAAAATCAATATGCCTTTTTGCCTTTGCCGTTCTTGGCCGGTTTGCCTTTGGGCTTCATTTCGGAACTCTTCATCATTTTTCCGCTTTTCATTTTATGCATTTTGTCGCAAGCCATTTGATTCCCCCTTCTTTTCAATTTTTCAAACTTCGAGTATTTTCAGAATATATTATTCGAATTTAAATGTCAAACATTTTGTCATTTCGTAATGACATTAGAACCCATACGAGATTTCGTACAGCTTCTTGTATCCTCCGAGCATGATGGCCGGGCGGATAACTTCCTTCTGGTCCAATTCACTCACCAGCATGATGAGCGATTCCCGCAGCCCGTAGATTTTGACCTTCCCGCCTTCGACCTGCCAGGTCTGCATATCGGCCACCATATCGGCGCATTGCTCATGGATCACCAGGCGGCCCTGCTGAATCATCTGGTTTGTGAGGCCGATGGCGCCGAATGGATCAAACCGCTTGGGCTCGCGTAATTTGATTTGCTGGCGGAAACAGGCTTTCGAGAATTCCCTATTCAAAACCTTAGCCATGCTTCGATCATCACTCATCATTTTATCATTGGCCAGGAATTTTTCGAAATAGAATTCGTTTAGGTGCATGACCTCGACCAGGGCCGGGACCAGGAACGCGGGCGTGATGCTCTCAATGCGCTCGGCATGGTAGATGTAAAGAACCCCGTCGATGCAGTCCCAAATGGACGCGACAATATGAAGGGCCATGTCCTCGGTCATGCTGGCCGCAGCGTAATGTAGGCATTCCTTTTCGGGGATCTTTGAAATGTCCCATACAAGATCGAAATTCTCGACGCGGATCGCGGGTGGCAACACCTTGGCCTCTGGGATTGTAGAGCAAGCATAACGCCGGGCGTCGATTCCGTGATTCCAATCCGATATCGGTTTATCGAGAAATTTCCCGTCCGCATCCTTGTCCCATCGATAATTGCGCTGCTCCTTGATGCACTCCAAAGAATCCTTGCTCCACCCCTGCTTGAATTGGTTCACCCGCTGAATCCCTTGGTTGACCGAATCCGGTCCTTTGGTGGACGGTCGGATATCAAACCCGAAGGCCTTTATCTCGGCAATGCTTTTAGGCTCCGCGCTGTCGGCAATAACAATATCGATCCCCTTGCGGACCCCGCAGGCCTCCATGCGCTTGGCGATCCGGTCATTCGTCATTTCCTTTTCGTAGAATAGCTGCCTTGAAAATATCGTGTCTCCAACAATCCTGTTTTGAACCAATACAGCCGGGTCCATCGAATAGCCAAAATCCAAGCCGTAAATTTCTCGGTCGAACTTCTCCGGCATGATATCGAACTGGAAGAAGAAGGGATGGCAAAGGCCTTCGATCTTACCCACCAGGCCCAGGCCGTACACGCGAAACCAATTGATGTCTCTTTCTCGCCGGGACAAAATATTGTCCACAACAGACCGCTCAAGCACATCTAAAGCGTCCAGATAGGTTGAGTGAATCCACTCCACAAAAGGAAGCTTCTCCATCTCAAAAGCCCAAAAATCGGAAACGGGGTTAAAGTCAAGAAAAGTACATTTTCTAGTACGCACATCCAGTTCGTCGAAGGCTTTTTGGGTTACGTTATTACACTCATTAATAAAAAGGATGTCCCTCCGCCCACCTCGCAATTTACTCGAATCATCAGCGGAAAAGAATTCTATCTCTGCGTTTTCAAACTCATAAATAAAACTCGATTTGTTGAATTTTTCATGGTTAAATGTGCTCCCCATTATCATCTCAAAA